CTAGTAACGCCACGATGTCTGTGTTTTGGAGGTTAAGAAAATCTCCAACAGTCAGGTTATCGGGCAATTCCGTGATGCCTGTGTATCGGAGGTCGAGATATCCACCAACAGTCAGGTTATCGGGCAGTGCCGTGATGCCTGTGCCTTCAAGGTCAAGAAAACCTCCGACGGTCAGATTATTGGGCAATTCCGTGATGCTCGTGTTTCTGAGGTCGATATCACCGTCCAAATTGTACTTAACATTCCTAACAACAAGGTAATTACCTTCTACATAAGCAACCGTTTCATTCTTCTTGGACATTTTCATTTCTCCTTTTTTGGATATTCCATGCTAGGCAAAGAGCCTAACAGAGATATCATGTCCATACTGACCTTTAGTGATATCCATGATCTCTTTGATGGTGTAGATATCCTTCAATTCATCTTGTTCAGCCACGAATTGCTTGGTTCCGAGTGCACACGCCCCGGTGATCACGCGGTAGGCTTCAATCGCTTGCTGAAAGGTGAATTCATGGTCAAGAGCAAGACCTCTGTAATCACTTTTGTCCCTGTCTGATATTTTGTAGATCGGGTCTTCACGGGTTTACCGAATGGTCGAACCGTGTGCATAGCGGCCTTCGCCGTCAGCCACAATATACGAGGTTTCGGTTTTTCCGATCTGCTTGACCTTCCGGAAGTTATCACGCTTGTTGATAACTTCGGAAAAGACCCCGCCTACCAGAATATACCCGCTTCCCCTCCACATCGGCATATCAGGCATTTTTCTGTTGACGTGGGGGGTTTCCGTGGTGTCTGTGTTTCTGAAGTTAAGAGAACCACCAACAATCAGCTTGTCGGACAACTCCGTGGTGTCTGTGTTTCTGAAGTTAAGAGAACCACCAACAATCAGCTTGTCGGACAATTCCGTGATGCCTGATTCATTCTTCTTGGACATTTCCGTTTCTCCTTTTTGTTTCAAGATGATTAGGTTCTAGCAAAGAAATGATTAGTTGTCAAGTAAAAGGTAAAAGAAAAGCCTAAGAAATAAATCTCAGGCTTTGGTGGTAGAAGCTCGAAACTACCCGCGTTTTAATTTGTTACACTAGGTGTTCGCCACACCCTCGATAGGCTTTTTGAATATGGGGCCGGATGGGGGAGTTGAACCCACGGCAAAAGGTTTACAAAGCCCCCGCTCTACCCGCTGAGCTAATCCGGCTGAAATTTTATGATATAGAATCCCCGCCTATTCTACATCTAAGGACTCCCTATCAGGCCCACGTCCTTATCCCTTTATTACACCCATCAAGCCTTTGTAGTACAATCCGGCTGAAAATGTGGAGCCGCGTTGAGGACTTTAACCCCGCACACATTGCTCATTTATTCTCGTCCTTTTCTTTTTGAATAAAGGTTGAAATTAAAAATCGTTTATTAAATAGTAAATCTATTATATTCTCTATAGGTTTTTATTACGGATTTATTAAATATTTTTCTTTTTTGTTCATGGGTTAACTTTCTATTTTCTTTAATAAAGAATTTTCCAATCCTTATTATATGGATATTCTAGTTCTATTCTCATAAAAACCTCCAATAAATTAAGTTGATTGGGCCTACCGCACGGAATCGAACCGTGGCTAACCGCTGATCTGGCGTTCGAGCTTATAAGACTCGTCGTGCTTCCAATTACACTACGGTAGGTAATTAATCATATCGGAGATATTCTACCACTTTTTACATAGTTTGTCAAGTAATATTATTTCAAACAGCATGTCAAGAAATTTGTTATTCTAGCGGCGGCGGGAGTCGAACCCGCATGGTATAAAACCGAGGGGGCTTAAACCTCTTGTGTTTGTCGTTTCACCACGCCGCTAGAAATTTAGGTTTAAGGAAATACACGGAATAGATCAAACCTAAAACCATCTATCCGGAACGCTTCGTTTTCAGGCTATTGCCACGGTAACTAAGCCTAACCTTTTTTAGTATAACTCATTTATTATTCTTTGTCAACCTTTTCTTTGAGGAAAAAAGACATTTCTTCAACACTCCCATCTTGACAAACATTGACCACCAATCCTCGGTTTTTATATTTGTTGTTTACGTAATCTACCACAACATTAAAAACTTCATCTTCAGTTAGTGTAACCAGAATTTCCTCTTTCATCCTCTTCCTCCTTTGTTTAAGTTGAACCTCTTATAGCAAATCTATTTATGTTTGTCAAGATGTTTTTTTATTTTTCTTAGGAAGGTCATGTTTCCCGTTGAAAATATTGTCTCTAAGGAAATCTCCAGCATCGTAGAGACCCAGTCTATTTGCTACTTCCCACAGATATCTAAGTTGAACATCGAGGGATTCCTGACTTTGGCGCATTGGAGGAAGTATCTCAATGTCAATCATTTTTTAACCCCTTTTGTTTAAGTTGAATGTCGTATACTAAAACTATGTACGTTTGTCAAGGGATTTTTATATTTGTTGTAGTTGTTTTTTAAGTGTATCTATTTTTTTCTTTTTTTTACGTTTTTCATACTCTATTTCTTTTTCTATAGTACGTTTATATTCATCATAATTATTAATAAAATTAGGGTCTTTCTCTTCTGCTGTGTTATATATAAGTATTTCTTTAATAAAATAATCCTTGTTTTTAGATTCAGACCACTTACATCGTCTACCCATAATACCGGGTCGATAATCCATATATTTAATTGCTTCTTTATATGTAGTAAATGCGCAAGTAAAATTGGACGAACCTCTTCCTTCTACCATGTCATCCTGTTCGTATACTGCGTAAATTGTGGTCATAGTTTTTCTCCTTCTATTTAAAAATTTCTTTTCGCAATTCTTCTATTTCAGTTAAAGAACGATCTCCGACATCCAATGTTTCTGAACCATGCCACAAAACCGTTCTGCTGTCAAGTCCAATCAGAGATATTTTTTGAGAAATCTTTGAAGCAGCTTCTTTTCCTGCTTTATCGGGGTCAAAAAGAACTGTCACTTTATTGACCCCCTGCTTCTTCAAAAAAGATATTTGTTTGTTTGTTACTTCTACGCCCATGGTAGATATTGCCCCACTTCCAAATCTCCATCTATCAATCAGTCCCTCAACAAGAACTGCATGGTTTCCTACTTCATCCAATCCATATAAGCACTGTTTAACCGGAATGATTGAATGTTCTGTTAATGCGTTCTTATATCTAGGAAGCATATGATCAAAAATAGCTCTGCCTAAATATGAAACACACTTGTTTTGCATATAAATGGGAACAATTATTCTATATTGCCACAACTTATTTAACATTCCAAAGGCTTTTAATCCAAATCTGAGTTCAAGAAAATCAGGATCAAACCCCCTGTTCCTAAGATATTCTTTGTGTGGTCTTGGTAGATTTTCAACCATTCCATGAGGAAATTTCAAGGAACCACATATCTCTTCTTTTTGATAAACAGGAAACGCGGTTTTAGATTCTTTAAATCTTTTATATATTTCTTTGGACGAAGCCCCTGTAAAATGCTTTACAAAATCATAAACAGAACCTTTGTGCTGACATACCCAACAAGAACACGCGCCGGTAAATATATTCACACCGTAGTGGTTGCCTCCTTTCCCACAAGAGGGACAGACAGGCAAGCCTAGATAGTTTTTACCTACGTTCTCCGTTCCCGGTTCAGCAAAGGGAACATTAAATTTAGTCAGAAAAGCCCTTACGTCGAGCATATTTATTCTACCGTTCTATCTAAGAAAATAAGACTATGTTTATCAGCAAGAGTGTTCCCATATCTAACAGCATCAAGATAATCATCGAAGGTTATTGTTGAAAATAAATTAACATATTGCAGTGAACTTTTTGTATATGTATAGGATACTTTTATACTCTTTCGGTAAGTATTATCGTATTCAATAAAGTATATTTTACGGGAGTTAAATAACCAATCAAACATATGTTACCCTTACTTTATTTTACTAATTTTTTATTTATACGCTCAAAACATATTTGTGTGGGCAGTAATTTAGAACAAACGTAAACACTGCTGAAAGGAGGATTAAGTGAAGGCTTTTGATCCTCATAATTTTTAAAATATGCGACCCTTCTATTTAAATAAAGAATTTCAAATTCATTTTCCTTAAACATTGAAAATCTTTTTTCGCTTTCAAAAAGACCGGCTACCCCTACTAACATAGCGAACGGAATTTCTAGTTTAAATAAGTAATCCAATACATCTCCTTTGATAGAGTATGGAGGATTAGATACAATACAATCACAATCAGGAATAGATATATTAAAGAAATTCTGATTGTCACATATATGTGTATGAATAACAACGAACCCCTCTTCTTGTAATACCTTTACGAACCAACTTTCCTTAGTATCAAAAGGACACCAAATAGTAGTAAACTTTTTATTTTTTAAATAATTAATGATAGGAAGCACCGCATATTTTGGTGTGTAAAATTCATCATTCTTACTATTAGCAACCAAATCTAGTTTCATAATCTACCCCACAATTCGTTTTGCTGTTTTATTTTTATACCCAACCAAACCAATAATATATTCGTCTAGAGTATCCTCAATATAAGGATAGACAACCAAACATTCTTCCGTTTGCCCTACTCTATGGAATCTATCTTCAGCCTGATTATGCACCACTGCTTTCCAATCCATTTCACTTTGTACCATATAGGAACTTTTTGTTAATGTCAAGCCTTCTGAGCAAGCATCTAGTGATAACACGATTAATTTCTTCTCACCTGATTGAAATTGTTTGACAAATTTTGTTCTATCTTTACTATTTGTCCCTCCTGAAATATATAATGCTTTATTTTTATATATTTCCTTATATTTATAAAACACTTCTTTATGATAACAAAATAGGATAACTGATTTATTTTCTTTCAACTTTTCGTTTACCATATCTACTACAAAAGGAACTTTCAACAAACCAATATCGATTCTGGCCCTTTGAATGGTTTTATTTCTCTTCAATTTAGCAGGAATTTCATCCATTTTAGAAAAATCAGAGAAACCTTCTTTTTTAAGAACATTCCTCATTTTGCTGATTGAAGAAAAACCAGGCATTGACTCATTTACATCTAAAGATAGAAACTCCCTTCTTTTTTCTGGAAGCTGATTTTCAATATCCTCTTTTGTTCTCCTTATCAAATAGTGCATTTTTAAAATACGAGAAAGAAGCCGCTGATTGCTTGCCCCGGTATTTATCATTCCGTATTTACCTTTTTTAAGATCACAAAATGTTTTCTCAAATAGTCTTTTATTTCCCCATATGAAATCAGGATCAATTAATTGAAGAATATGCCTAATATCTCTAATGTAATTCTTTAAAGGAGTGCCTGACATTCCTAGAACAAACTCAGAAGTAGAGCAGATATCCCTTAAAACTTTACTTCTCTTGCTAGTGGAGTTACAGAAATAATGGATTTCATCAATAATTACATAGCTAAACTGTTGTTTGCGTAGAACAAATCTGTGTTTATGAAGAATATCGTTATTTATTACAAATATGTTATGATGATCAAATGCTGATTTTGGTGTATTGCTATCTACAATATATGCCTCTGTTTTATTACAAACACATTTTTCCCATTCTTTTTTCCAGTTTCCTTTTACAGAATTAGGGCAAACAATGAGAACTTTCGAATCTTTGTTGAATTTTTCATATTTTTTATAAGAAACAAAAGCATTATATAAGAGGATAGCTTGAAATGTTTTACCTAGCCCCGGAACGTCCCCTTGCAATGCTCCTTTATACCCTTTATCATATCTATCCAGAATCATTTCAACTCCACTTTCTTGATATGGAAGCGGAGTCAGCTTTGATTTGAAATTAAAATGGGAGTTTGGAATTGTTTTGTTTACATTTTTTATATTATCCTTTAGCCAAACAAAATGCTCTCTAACTTCCTTGTATCTAGGAGAGTTAAGAAGAATTTTTGCGTTTGTTGGGTAATATTTGAAAATTGTCTTGAAAACAAAATCAAATTGAAACACCGGGGCGGCGTATTGCTCATATTGAACTAGGAAAACCACTCCATAAAGAGAGGTTAATTCTTCGTGGAGTGGTTTGTTTTTTGGTAGGTTAAAGTAGAAATATTTCATATCACGCAAAGAACTCCACAAAAGCATCATGTCCATACTGACCTTTAGTGATATCCATGATTTCTTTGATGGTGTAGGTTTCCTTCAGTTCACCTTGTGCAGCCACGAATTGCTTTGTGCCGAGAGCACACGCCCCGGTGATCACGCGGTAGGCTTCAATGGCTTGCTGAAAGGTGAATTCGTGGTCAAGAGCAAGACCTCTGTAATCACTTTTGTCTCTGTCTGAGATTTTGTAGATCAGGTCTTCGCGGGCTTCCCGAATGGTCGAACCGTGTGCATAGCGGCCTTCGCCGTCAGTCACAATATACGAGGTTTCGGGTTTTCCGATCTGCTTGACCTTCCAGACATTATCACGCTTGTTGATAACTTCGGAAAAGATCCCATCTACCAGAATATACCTGCCTTCCTGCCAAGTCAGCATATCAGGAACTTTTCTGTTAATATGGTCGGTTTCCGTGATACATGTGTTTCGGAGGGCAATTCCCCTACCAACAGTCAGATTATCGGGTAGTTCCGTGATGTTTGTTCCTTCGAGGTCAAGAAAACCTCCGACAGTCAGATTGTCGGGCAGTGCCGTGATACCTGTGTTTTGGAGGTAGAGATTCCATCCGACGGTCATATTATCAGGTAGTTCCGTGATGTTTGTTCCTTCGAGGTCAAGCCCACCACTAACAATCAGATTATCGGGCAATTCCGTGATGCCTGTGTTTCGGAGGTTAAGATCTCCGCCAACAGTAAGATTATCGGGCAATTCTGCGATGTTCGTGCTTTGGAGGTCGAAATCACCCCCAATAGTCAGATTATCGGGCAACTTCTCGATGGGTGTGTTTCTGAGGTCAAGCCACCCCCCAACAGTCAGGTTATCAGGCAGTGCCGTGATGCCTGTGTTTCGGAGGGCAATTCCCCTACCAACAGTCAGATTATCAGGCAATTCCGTGATGCCTGTGCCTTCAAGGTTAAGAAAACCTCCGATGGTCAGGTTATCGGGCAATTCTGCGATGTTCGTGCTTTGGAGGTCGAAATCACCCCCAATAGTCAGATTATCGGGCAGTTCCGTAATGCCTGTGTCTTGGAGGCAGAGATTTTCTCCAATAGTCAGATTATCGGGCAACGCCATGATGTTCGAACCCCGGAGGTCAAGAAAATCTCCAATAGTCAGGTTATCGGGCAACTTCTCGATGGGTGTGTTTCTGAGGTCAAGCCAACCACCAATAGTCAAGTTGTCGGGCAGCGATGTGATGTCCAAACCCCAGAGGTCGATATCTCCGTCCAAATTGTACTTAGCATTTCCAACAATAAGGTAATTACCTTCTACATAAGCAACCGTTTCATTCTTCTTGGACATTTTCATTTCTCCTTTTTGTTTCAAGATGATTAGGTTCTAGCAAAGAAGGAGAAGATTGTCAAGAAGTTTTTTATATTTAAGATAACTATTTAGTTTACTTTCAATGTTTAACTTACCTACCGGGTTAGCGGAATGTACATGATACATAAGGTTGGATATGTTAATATGTCCATCAAGATCATATTCAATAAGCCAATCTACGAATTTAATAGCAGTATCCTCTCCTCCAAGGTCGTGGTCAAAGGATATATAGTTTGGTACTCCATGTTCCTTTACATAAGAAATGGCTTCTCCAGATGTACGCACGATTTTCCGCTCTTCGCAGGGGGATACAGTTTTGGGAATACGAAGGTCATCAATAAACAGCGCATAAGACATTTTCATTTCTCCTTTTTTGTTTTAATGGGGGTAACCATTTTATATAGAAATGTCAAGAAAAATTTATTAAAGTTCTTCTTGACATTTAATTCAGTTTAGTATAGGTTGCTCGAAAAATAAGGAGAAGTAGATGATTAAAGGGCCAGTTAATTCACAAATAACTGCGCTTCGGATTCTAAAGTCAGATCGATCTTGTGATGTAGTGGTTATTGAATTTGAAAATATACGCAGTGGGGTATTCCCATATAATGGGCCTCTCCGTGCATATTTTGAGGTAGGCCAAGGTAACGGTGTGGATTATGTTCAGCAGAATTTTCCTGATATTCCTATTTATACGGAAGATATTGGAAAGAGCTTACTCATTTGATTAATAAAATAGGAGAGAACGCTATCAAGAATTTGATGGTATGGGTCGGATGTAAAAAGTCTCGCAAAGAAAAATATGCAGAAGAATCTAAGAAAAGTTATGATATTTTTGTTGACAAAGGTTTGATTTAGGAGTAGTGTGTAAAATAATAAAAATAGGAGTTAAAATGAAAAATAAAATGGGCCACCTTATCTCAAAATGTATTAAGGTAATTCAGAGTTGTAACACAAAAGAGCAGTTAAATACTGCGGAGAGGTATATCTACTTAGCGAAAAAACGACTACGAAAAAGTGAGAATCCTATTGTGTTAGATTTGGTTTTTTATGAAATGAATAGATATTTTTATACACAAGAATGGAAGATTGCTAATGACAATACCGTCGATTTTGCGCCATGTTCGGAAGGAAGCTCATAAATGTGAGATGCGACACCGACTTGGCGCGGTTGTAATAAAAAATGGTAAGATTATTTCCACGGGCCATAATCAGAAAAGATATGTAAAATCATTGAAGAAAACATGGCGGTCTAGGGAAGACAGTGTATGTGCCGAACGCATGGCCCTGCTGAAATGTCTTGACAAAGCTAGGGGGGCTGTGTTATATGTAGGTCGCGTTAACAATGACGGCGATTTCCTCTTGGCTAAGCCTTGTGACGCCTGTATGCGAATGATTGAGGATTTGGGGGTTAAGAGAGTTTTTTATACGGACTATAGTGGTCAATTTATGGAGGCGTAAGTGGTAAAAATAATTACTAAACCATGTGAAGAATGTGAATATTCAGAAATCAAAGAAAAACAGTGGTCAGATATTTTTCCTTGGATGGAGGAGGGTAAGATCGCCACTGTCCTTATTTGTAGCAAAGCAGAATGTCCTTTTGAAGAGGATATTGAGGAAAGGGAAGATGATAAGGAATAATATATAAGAGGTAATATATGAAAAACAATATTAAGATTTTTGAACATGCAGAGTTAGGGGATATTCGAGTTATTCAAGGGGAAGATAATGAGCCGTGGTTCGCAGCTAAGGATATTTGTGAAACTCTTGGATTTATTCGACCATCTGACGCTTTGCGGGGGTTAGATTCTGACGTCGATTTACTCAAATGGGAGGGAGTTTGTACTCAACCTTGTGGAGTGTGATTAAGGAGAATATAAATGAAAACAAAAATTGAATATGAAGCCCAAAACGGAACAGCAACGAAAGAATATCTTGATAAACGCAATTGGGAGATATATGAAAGACGCTTGAATGAGATTTCAAAAGGCAAATTTAATTCATTTAATGACGAGAAGGACTTTTATCTTGAAATTGGCCCCCCTTTGAAAAAATACACAAGGACCATTGCTATTAGACGACACTGTGTGGAATGCTCTGGACAAAGTAGTGAAAAGATTGATTGTGATTTGAAGTGGGGGAAGTATTATAGTGGAGTATATCCTGAAGGATGCCCATTGAATCCGTGGACAAGGGGAGTTCGGTATATTCCGGCTGGGTCACAAAAAATTACACAAAAGAAAGCAATTATGCTTCGTTGCCGAATGTGTCAAGGTGGTGGTACTCTTGAAAATGTTCGTCAATGTCCTAACTTCCTGTATGTAGACGAGAATGGAAATGAACAAGGGTGTTCGATTCATCCATACAGGTACGGTGCAAACCCTTGGTATGGGACTAAGATGACTGAGGAAGAGAAGGAAGAGTTTCGTGAAAGGCTTGCTAAAATGAGAGATAAAAAGAAATAAAAAATAAAGGAGTTAAAAATGAAAGACTCCCTTGGGAGAAAAAACAACAGGAAATTAATTGATAAGACGTGTCCTGTTTGTGGATGTGTTTTTCGTCCAAGAAGTAAAAAAAGCAAATATTGCTCCAGGCCGTGTATGTGGTCTAAAAACGGCGGTCACAACAAGAAAAAAGAGTCGTGGTGGACTAATAATAGAGGGTATGTTGAAGGGCGTGTGTGGGTTGATGACTGCACTCAGATAAGAGTAAAGCAACATAGATATATAATGAGTCAGTATCTAGGAAGGCAACTTGATGACTGTGAGGACGTACACCATGTTGACGGTAACAGGTCTAATAACCATATTGACAACCTTGAGCTTGTTTTGCATGGTGAGCATACAAGGATCACTAATAGTCAAAGGGTGTACAGAAGTGGGTATAAAATAAAGCTGTCTAGTCAAGACAAAGAACGTAAAAAAAGGTGAAGGAGGGATTCGATGAAAAATGTTGATTGGGGGGCCGTGTTAAGATTACTTAAAGCCACGCGAATAGCCGATACAGTATATTTGTCTACACATCATGCCGCTATGCTTTCTCCATATTGGGAAGATGTATTAAAAAAGGAGAACAAAGATTGAGTGAAGACAAAAAGACAATCAAAATAAAAAAAGTTGACATGGAAACTGAAAAGAAAATTCTTATTGGACTGATAACCAATAAGCGTTTTTGTCTCAATGTTTACCCCATTCTAAACACTGAGTTTTTGTCAGCTTCCTATTCAAAGAGAATTGCCGATTGGTCAGTTGACTATTTTAAGCGATATAATGAACCGATTGGTGAGCATATTCAGGATGTATTTAACAGAGAAGAAACCAATCTTCCTGAAGAAGAAAGTTCTCTGATTAAAGAACTCCTTTTGCATATTTCCATGATGTTTGATGAAGAAGATAATTCTTTCAACGCAAACTACTGGACTGATAAAACTCTAAATTATCTAAAGAAAAAAGGGCTTGAAAAAACTATTGAAGGAGTAAATAATAACCTCTCTCTGAACCGAATTGAAGAAGCAGAGAGGTCTTTGTTTTCATATAACAAAACGTCTATGGAAACAAGTCGAATCAAATCAATGGAAAATATTGACGAAGTTGCTGAATCTGTTTTTGATAAAGAGTCAGTCGAACTTGCTACTTATCCCGGAGATATAGGAAAGATCATGGGACCGCTTAGGCGAAGGGGTGTCCATGCTATCTTTTCTACAGGTAAGGGAGGTAAAACATTCTTTCTGGTTGAATTGGTACTTCTCGCCGCTCGGAAAGGACATAAAGTTTTGATTTCAAGTCACGAAATGAGTACGCAAGAGGTGTGGCAGAGAATCGTTATGCAGCTCACACAACGCCCATATGATCCGGCTAAATCTATTGGTAAATATGGTGTTTTTGATTGTGTATCCAACAGGGTTAGCAAGTGTAGGCTTCCGCAGAGAATCAACCATCAAAAATATCTAACTGGAAGAAAAGGTGAAGAGGAAATTAACCCAAATTATCTTCCCTGTGATGTATGTAGAGGAAAAAGCGATTGGTATGTTCCTACGTTTTTTCTGAAAGAACAAGAGAAGCCACACCTCACTAAAGATTATACTAAGAAACGCCTTGAGAAATTCTTGAAATGGGAGGGCGGCAAGAACATTCGTATTGTTTCATTTCCACAGTTTACGGCAAACTTTAAAGATATTGAACAGGCGTTTACCTATCTTAGAGATGTTGAAAATTTTGATGTTTCTATGATTGCCGACGATTATATCAATGCACATAAATTGAATAATAAAGATCGTCGATTGGCTTTGATCGAGGAGTGGCATGAAGCTAAGAGAATGGCAGACGAAAACGATATTTGCATTGTTTCTCCCTTGCACAGTAACAGGGACGGCATGAGAAGTGATTCTTTAGATGCCTCTCATATTTCAGAGTGTCAGGATATTTATAACACAATCACATCTATGGTTGCAATGGACACTACCCCCGAACTGGATGCCTACAATGTTGTTCGTATGAGGAAATTGGCAGATCGTTTTGGTGGATACAACAAACAAGAGTTCTGTTATATTACACAATGTCTTGATCACGGAATGTTTTGTAAAGACAGTTGGTTGTCTGAATTTAATGATAAGAGTTCCGCTTTTGATAAGGATAAAAAGAAAAAATAGAAAAAAAGTTCTTGACAAAATTCAATAAATATGTAAAGAAGGAGGATCAGCTTGGACTAACGAAGAATAAGGAGTAATATGCTTAACAGTTCACCAATCATAATCTTTCTCTTGTCACTTTCATTTCTACCCGCAACCGAACATTCAAAATATGACGGGCAAATCAACCGTGAATTTTTGAAAAGTCGAATAGAGTTGATGATGGGGCTGACAGGAGAAGAAAAGTCTGATATGTTCACCTACCTTCTTTTAGGGACTGCTGCTGTAGAAAGTGACATGGGGAGTAATCTTGGAAACGGTAAATATGATTTTGGTGTATACCAAATAAACAAATCAACATATATTGATATAAAGAAAAGAATATTACCGAGACATAAGAATATTCAAAAGTTGATCTATAAATACATTGAGGCTTACGGTGAAGAACGCTGTGTACATCTCATTGAATATCAAATACTTTTGGCAATGGTTTATTATAAAGAGAGAACCAATAGGGAGTTTGATAGAGACGTAATTATAGGAAAAATAACCGAAGATCAGATTTGGTCCCTTGCGTGGTACTGGAAGACTGTGTATAATTCACGTTTAGGTAAAGGGAAAACAGAACATTTCTATAAAAAATTTAAAAAATATATTCTCGGATAAGGAGGCATTATACTTATGAATTTTTCTACCTCAGAAGACAAGAAAGGACTGTGGCCCCCAAAGGTCGGTCAGTGGGTTAAGGCATTAACCCCTGCCGGGAGTGACTACCTACTAGGAGTAGTGAAGAAATTGCATTATCACTCCAGATGGAGTAGCTTTTGGAATCAGTTGTTTGAGGACTTGAAGTATATAACTCTCATAGGCACGGATCAACGAAGCCATACTTATGCTGTTTCTAACGTCTTCTCTGTCAAGAGGTCTGAAATTCCTACCGTCAGACCTGTTATGACAAAGAGTGGCCGCGAGATAGACAAGTATAGCAACGTCGTTTATGAAAGACTCCGCTTGATACGGGACTTGCAAGCATATTTATATGCAACCAAATTATACTTTGACAGGGAATTTTTTGCAGTATGGAAAGGAAACGCAGATAGAGACGAATCTAATTTTGACCTTAAAGGGTGGGCTTTGTTTAAAGTAGTCAATGGAAGGGCTAAACGCATCACTTTGAAAGTGAATGTACCTTCCATTCACTGCGTTGATATGACTCTGAAAGATATTGTGATCGAATCATACCGGGATGTGGATAAGCTTTATGCGTTGGAATCTAAATGTGACTTGTATACGATGAGCAATGAAGTCCCTATGTTTTACATTAGAAAGGTAAAAGTGTACGCCGAACTCATAAAAATTCGACGAGCCTATATTCCTGCTATGCAAAAGCTCCCTTTGGAAACATATTATCCGCAAGACACCTATGAAACATTTGGGTTTAGGAGGAAGTAATGAAAGAACTTTTCCTAAACATCACCAACATATGTCCGAACTCATGTTCTTTTTGTTACAATTCAGGAATACACTATCAGGATATGACCTCTCATTTCCTTGAGCAAATACTTTCTACAATTGAACCAGACATAAAAAAGGTGACTTTCATAGGAGGTGAGCCTACTATTCACCCTGAAATACTCACGCTATTGGGAATAGTTAAGGACTATGGAATGAAGACAATCCTATGGACCTCTGGTACTTTCGAGGTTGGGCACCTGCTAGCAAAGACCGATGAACTTCGAGTGAGTCGTAATGGCTTCTCAGACGAGCACTGTTCAGTTATTCTAGGTAACCCATGCCTTTCAAGAGTTACGCTCCGACAGTATATGAAAGAGACAAACCTAGTAATCACATGTATTCCGGGTCTTGGAGGTATTACTACAGAGAAATTTTTCTGGAAATGGTATAACTACTACTCCGAGTGTTCACCTGCAAAGTTTCTTATACTTCCAGTTAACTCTGAAGACCCTAGTCTAGTTTATTTTGGTAAATCACTTACAGATACTATTCGTCCGAACCTCCCTAATAATGTGTTTGAGGAGATAGACTACGAATCGGATATGCGCCCCGGTTGGAATGATTACTATGCCGTAGGAGATAAATTATTCAGGTCATATACTCAGGGAAACATAACAGAACTAAGAAAAGTTATACTATAATTATTATAATTATTATAAGTATTATGATTACTATTAACCTCGTCATTAGTTCAACTACAAAACTCGCCTTTGGAAATATTTAGATCAGTGCGGCGAATATTTAACTGAAATTATATAAAAACTACTAAAGACTAACCTTAGTAAAAGAAGGAGAAATGTAGATGACAATAAAGAGGTATTATGTACCGTCGGACACAGAACCTACTTGGTTTGGTTGTAAAGATGGTAATATGGTTTATTATAAGGATTATGAACAATTAAAGGATGCTGTGGCGGATGTTCTTAAGTTAATAAAAGATAAAAAATTGGTAGCATTAAATCAGTCAGACGATGTTTTCGTAGATATAAAAAATAAACTAATGAAAGTATATGATTTTATTAACGAAGGAGATATTTAAATGAAAATTGATGCTCAAGGACTGCTTTCGTTTCTTAATAAATTCTATTTCACCAATCGCATTATGACGGTTGTATTTGATGAACGCGATGAGAATCTTTCTATCACAGCTATCGACAATGATCTTGTTGTGTTTGGTATCTACGATGAATACTGGACACAAGAAGGGCCGATTGGTGTGACTCTACGAGATATTATTAAGTATCTTAATAAGCAAGAAGAAATTGATGTGACGGTTTCTGACAGGCTTGTTCTGAAAGGGAAGGGAACTCTTAAATATAAACTTATCTCTGTTAACTATATTGCAACTCGCCCAAGTGCTGACGTGGACCCGTTCTCTATTCTTCAACATTTCACCAAGCGATGTTACATTACCAAGGAAGATAAAGGGTATATTCAAGACCTGCTAAAAATTTGTGAATCCGATATTGTTACATTTGATGAGAAAGGAATCAAATCAGGTGACGAAACCGGAAATATTATTCGTTATGACATCGAAACACGACTTAAGGAAGGTGAGAGTGTCTCTGTGAAGAAGGAAACCTTTTCTAACGTGATCAAGAAGCAACAGGAAATGTGTATTAAGTTCTCTGATAACGTGGATTTTAAAGATATGCTTCTTGTTGTGGCTGAGGATGTGTATTTTGCAATTCAAGCTGATGTGAGGTAATAAAATAATGCAGATTCATAGAATTAAAAAGATGCCTGTTGATTCTGAATATTGGAATTCCTGTGAATTGAATGAATTAAATATTTGTTTCCTTGAAGATTATCAAATTGAGGAGGCTTGGTATTGGTATGGTTGTGGGGAGTACGAGGGCAGTGGAAAACTTCTCATGCGTATCGGTGATAAATACGACATCCACGACATGAATCACTGTTCTTGTTATGGTCCTACTGCCAATATTACTTTTACCCCCCATACCTTAACCGATCTTAAAGCGCTATGCTCGAATGAATTGATGCGAGAGGTTGGTGTTTTATTTGATGCGGCAGAAAGTGCCCCTAATAATAAAAGGTAATTATGCGGATAGTTTTACTTGTTATCTGGATTACTTTCGCTACGTAGATACTCTGTTACGGTGCGTATACTTTGTTTAATTGTATTTTTTAAATGATAGCGAGGTAATATGTGGTTTGATAAATATCGACCAACATCTCTTGATGAAATGTCTCTTATTCCTGAATATAAGGAATATTTTGAATCTGTTATTGAGAAACAAGATATTCCTAATATGATTCTAACCGGACAGGCGGGATCGGGTAAAACAACTCTTGTTAAGATTTTGACATCTTCTATTCCTTGTACCGTTCTGGAACTTAATGGTAGTTCTAGGGACAGGGGAATTGATACCATGAGAGGTAGGGTTGCATCCTTTGCATCATCCCTGTCCAAAAACATGAATATTGTGTTTATTGATGAAGCAGACGGGCTTACTTCGGATGCACAAGATGCTTTGAAGAATACTATTGAGCAGTTTCATAAGACCTGTAGATTCATTTTTACAGGCAATAATATTCATAAATTCACAGAACCTATCAAAAGTCGGTGCACAAAGTTTCATTTTGAGCAATTTCCAAAAAGGAAACTACTGAAACTCTGTAAGGATATTCTGGATAAAGAAGAAGTTGAATACGAAAACAAAGAAATTCTTTCTGTGATTGAACATACTTATCCTGATATCCGATCCTGTATTAACATGCTTGAATATTGTTCCCATACAGGGACGTTTGTTTTCTCAGATAAGAAAGAATTTCAGTCTGATTACAAAGAGGTTGTTGGATATATTGAATCCGGTGATTTGGTCTCTATTTTTAGGTTTGCTGAAAAGTGCAATGATTTTGAGAGTGTATATAGATATCTTATCACAGAATATGCAAAAGATAAAAATAAACCAGAAATTTCCTTGACAACTGCGGAATGGTATGGTAGTTCTGGATCTGTAGTTGATAAGGCAATTACATTTATTGGCATGTGTACGGAACTTATGGGAGTGGTTGGCGTTGCTCCTAAATTCGTAAAATAACAACACAAACGAAGGAGAATAAAATGACTTTCAAGAATCCGGCAAATGACTATGAGGTAGAGGTTAATAATCTGGCAATTCTGTGGGCAATTCTGTTTGGTCCCCTTTATTTTATTGTTCACAACGTTTGGTCCCATTTCTTTATCAGTCTTGTTTTGGCAGTGCTTACTATGGGACTTTCTGTGCCTTTCTACGCTCTTGCGGCCCCACAGATTGTTAGGAACAAGTACATGAGTAACGGTTGGGTAGCTGTCCAGGAATAAGGGGATGAATTTTTATCAACGAAGACTTGGTACCCTTTCTAAAAAACACTTTCAACTTGTGCAAAAATTGAATAGTGTACCAAGTCAATTTATTGACGCTGTGTCAGGACAATATACGCCGCCTGATTTCTTTGTGAAAAAACAAAAACAGGAGCTCGATAAAAAAGTTCTTGACAAAGTGATGGAAGTATGTAAGTGTTCTGAGAAACATGCAAGGCAGATTGTGTTGGTTGGAGGTGAAGATAAACTTAAAAAAGAAATGGGAGTATGAATGAATACTAAAACGATTCAAAAAGTTATTCGGAAAAAGATTAACGAATGGACAGACTCTATTAAAGATAGTAAAGTTAAAAAACTTGTAAAACAAAATACTATTGTGACAGGTGGCGCAATTGCTTCTATGCTTAAAGGGGAGCCTGTAAAGGATTTTGATATATATTTTCGCAATAAAGAAACAGTAATCGCTCTTGCTGAATACTATGTGAGTATTTTTAATAAAAACACCGGACATAAAGCAGAAGTTAGGGCCGATGAGGATACTGGCCGTATTTTAATTTTTATTCCATCTAAAGGTGTAGCCTCTGAAGATGATACTAACTATCTACAGTCATCCTTTGAAGATGTGTATGATGTTTTGGAAGAAGCAGATGAAAGTGGATTAGAGGAAGAAGAGGATATCAAATATAAACCCATCTTCCTATCCCCAAATGCAATCACTCTTTCCGGAAAAGTACAGTGTGTTATTCGATTTTATGGGGAACCTGAAGAAATCCATGAAACATATGACTTTATTCACTGCACCAACTATTGGACTTCTTGGGAAGGAAAAGTCGTAACCAATAAAGCAGCTTTAGAATCTCTTTTAAGCGGTCATCTTTTTTATTCAGGATCAGAATACCCGCTTTGTTCTATTATTCGTACTCGGAAATTTATTAAACGAGGTTGGCACATTAACGCAGGACAATATCTAAAGATGATTTTTCAGTTAAATGAACTTGATCTTAATGATCTTGATATTCTTGAAGATCAGCTTATTGGCGTGGATTCTGCGTATTTTACGCAATTTATTGATAGTATGAAGGCTAAGAAAGAAAAAGAACCAGATTTTATTGTAACACAGGATTATATTACTTCTATTATTGATAGGATTTTCTAATGACTCTTAAAGAATATTACAAACTTCTCGATACCATGGATTGGTTTTATATGATGAGTGATGATCATTCTGTATATAAGAAAGGTAGAGATGAAATATATCGTCTACATGAAATGACAGACTGCCTTCCTTGTTGTTATGAGGATTTGTTTAATAGATTTCAAAAATGGGCACACTCGGTAATTAACGGCGATAAGGCCGAAAAACCGGAAAAGCCACAGAATTAGACTATTTACAGGGAGTTGACCAATGGAATACAACGGAAAGTATTATTACAAAATAGAATGGGAGTACGACTCCATGCCGGACGAAGTTGACTAACGCATTACATGAGAGGAGTAGTGGAAATGGGAAGTATCGAAATAAAGTGCCCATATTGCGGCTACCAGGGCGCTCTATGTAGCCCGTCCAAGGGAGTCTGGTGTCCACACTGCATGAGTGGCAAATCGCCGCCAATTCAAGAGTACAGGAGATTTTGCTATGTCCGTATCCCATCCCATACCTGACGATTACTACGACTTGAAGCCGTGCGCCTGTGACGAGAGGTGGAACCTTCCAATGCTCACGGATGATGGTCACGGCGAATCGTGGATTGCGTGCGATTTTTGTGGCAACGCAACTCGCTTTCTCAAGTCCGACGAGGACGCTGTTTTTCAGTGGAATTTGTTTGCACACAGGCGCGGCGAAAGAATGTCGCAGAATACAACCAAAGAATATCAAGAATAGAACATGGGATTTTTCACACAAATAAAAAATAATAACCCCGATTGTGGAAATTGTGGGCTTTATAAAGAGTCAAAAAATCCTCAGATCGGGGTTTTCGGCAAAGGCAAAAAAAAGATTCTTGTTCTTACCAAGGCTCCTACTAAAGAACAGGACGAAAACAATAACCTATTTCTTGGAGGAGCCACTAAACTTTTTGAGCAAGAGTTAAAAAAAGCAGGAATTGATCTTTATGAAGATTGTTTTGTAACAAGTGCTTTGGGGTGTAGGACTTCTAGAAACGTGGAGGCATCCAAAAAGAACTCTAAACAATGCCTACCAAGAATAAAAAAGCATATAGATAAATATAAACCTAATCTCATCATTACTCTTGGAACAGTATCACTTCATCAAATTGCAGGATTTAGAATGAGTGATATTAACACAGAGGCGTATCAGGGGAAATGTTATCCAGACTATAAATATGATTGTTGGGTAGGACATCTTCCACACCCTGTATCACTTGTTCAAGAAGATTCACATGGTAATACACTATATGATGATAAGTATTATATGAATTTCTATCGAAGAATGTTGACAAATGTTGCCGGGTATGTTAATAAAAATATTCCCACTTACCATGATATTGAAAACAAAGTGGAGATTCTTACTTCTTCTAGGGAAATCATAACAGTTCTTAATGATATTATTAAAATATCGCCGTTTAGATATAGTTATGACTATGAAACAAATACTGCTAGTTCTTTTCTTCCAGATATTAGAATTGAAACTGTTGCTGTAGCGTATGAAAATGATAGAGTTTTTGCTTTTCCGTTTGCCCGCAATGGAATGTTCACCAAGTCCCAATACAATGCTGTTAAAAATACATGGGTTGAACTTGTAAGTAATCCTTATATATTGAAGATGTGTCATAATATTGGCCTTGAGTATAATTATGACGCCCAGTTTCTAGGCGTAGATCAGGATAATTATTTTGATACGATGGTAGCGTGTCACCAGTTAGACACTACGCCGGGAACAAAAGGATTGAAATATCAACTTTCTATGCGATATGGAATTGAATCTTACGACGATGATATTTCTATGTATTTGAAACCCCCTTCTATTAACGAATACAACAATATACATGAAGCTCCGCTGAATAAACTTCTTATATACAATGGAATAGATACGCTTGGTGGCCTGTGGTTGGGAGATGACCTTAGGAAAGAATTGAAATACGATTCAAAAAGAAAATATAAACCGAGAAATTGTTGTAATCTATATCAAGACGGATATAAGGCTCTTTGCCGTTCTCATAGAAAGGGAGTTGATCTAGATATTGATTTCCTTAAAAAAGAAGAACAGGAACTTATTGAACTTAGAGACTCATTAATTGCTAAGGTTCATGGGTCTAAAGAAGGTAGATTATATAAAGAAAAAACTGGACATAATCTGGAAATTACCAATAACAATGAAATTGGTAAACTTGTGTATGAGTATCTAGGAATTGAACCTACACGAAGAACTCCTACAGGAAAAGGACAAGCAACAAAAGAAGCTCTTGAGGAACTTAACCTCCCATTCATTAACGATCTTCTGGAAGCAAAGAAGATTGAAAAGCACCGAAATGATTTTGTACATAAATTGATTAATGTAAATGTGAATGGTAGAATTTACCCAGAGATTGGTGTTTCTCATGCTAGAAGCGGCAGGTCTAACGCGTTTGGCTCCGTGAACATTCAACAAATTCCAAAGAGAGATAAACGCGGAAAAAGGGTAAGAAAAGGAATTGTCGCCCCCGAAGGATATAGAATTGTTTGTCGAGATTATGGGAGTGTTGAGGTGTCCACTAACGCTTGTTGTTCTAATGATCCTGTTCTAAAACAATATATTAGAGATGGAGCAGACCCTCACCACGACAATGCTAAATTGGCCTATTTAATGTCAGACGATCAGGTGTCAAAAGAAATTAGGCAATTTACGAAACAGGCATGGACATTTCTCTTGTTCTATAAGGGGTATCCCACTTCTAGTGCAAAGAGAATAATTGATAATTGGGAGCATTTGAAGACTAACGAGGGCTTTACATTAAGAGAACACTTTGCTATTAACGGAATTAAGGATTTCTTTGCACTTCGGGACCATTGTATTGAAAAAGCAGATGAAATGTGGGAACGTTTTAGTGTCTTCCACGAATATCAAGGAAACAAAGAAAAGGAGTATTTTGAAAAAGGATACGTTGAAAACCCAATGGGATTTCGCAGGGGAAATTGGATTACACCCAACATGTCTGTGAACTCACCGGCTCAAGGACTCGGCTTCCAGTGGGTATTAGATTCTTATGTTGCTATTGATGATTGGTTTAGAAAAGAGAACATGAAGTCTTACTTGCCGTTCCAAATCCATGATGATATTGTGCATATAGTAGCAGAGGATGAATTACAGGAAGTTTTGGAGCATGTTCATTACCTTATGACAAAAAGGCTTGAAAATAAATATGATCACATTGACATTCCATTAACAGTAGACACAGAAGTAAGTGAAGTTGGTGGAAGTTGGTACGATGTTAAGCCGTGGGTTCGTGGAGAAGACGGTGTTTGGAAACCGGAAGTTTAACTAATAAAAGGAGAAAAGAAATGAAAACAATTTATTTGGCGTGTCCTTACACACATGACGAACAGGAAGTCATGCTTGAGAGGACTAAAGAAGCAACTAGGGTAGCAGCAGAACTTATGATGGACGGTTATAATGTATTTAGTCCTCTTACACATAGTCATCCTATTTCTGAGTGGATGCCATATGAATACCAAACGGGTGCTGATTTTTGGCTTGAACGTGATCTAGAGTTCATGGAAGTAGCTGATGAACTTTTTGTTCTCTGTCTCGATGGGTGGAAGGAATCCACAGGGGTTGTACGAGAAATTACGGAAGCAACACAGAAAGGAATCCCTATTATTTATCTTGAAAAGGATGTGAAGTAAATGAGTCTTAAAGAAAAACTAAAAATCAACAAACTCGCGTTGGACAAGGAACTTCAGGAAATCCCCGCCGATCTTCAGGAGTATGGTGAACTCCACTCTCAGATGGCTTCCAAGAAGGATAAAACCAAACTTCAAATTGAGACTCTTCAGGCACGTTTGACCAATAAAATTTCAAAGGATTGGAAAGAACTTGGTTTTGCCAAATCTCCTACCGTTGCTCAGATTGATGCTTTCATTAAAACAGATGAAGAATATCAAAAATTATCCGAAAAGTTGCTTGACATTCAGGAAGAATTGAGTTACTATAATGCCACGCTTAATTCACTTCAGGCCAAAAGGAGCGCACTTGGTAACTTAGTATCTCTATTTATGACACAATATTGGTCGGATGTGCCTTTGGAAACACAACAAAATAAACTCGGTGACACGATGCGCCGAAGAAAAAGGAAGGAGTAATAGTGAACGACACAGAAAAACTAAAATTCTACCAACAGTTTCTTGAGGACATTGCGACAGAAGATGACCCTCATAATTATGGTGCAGTTCTACCTGTACTAGCTGCAAAGGCGCTTTCGCTTGATACAGGATGTGATGGATGTATTCACAATCGAAAACATGAAGATTTGAAGGAGTATATCAAACCATGTGAAAAGTGTACGACTGCTGATTTCTGGATGCCCACCATAGATTACGTTAATGAATATTACGATCTTCTTGATAGTGCAGCGGATGAAGAGTAAAATCACACTTTAGAATCAATAATTTAAAATCAATAATATAACATAAATTCATAAAAGAATAGAAGAAAAGGAGAATTATTTATGGCTCGTAAGCGTGGAATGTTCAAGAACTTTGACCCCGAACAAGACAAAGCAGCAGTGGCGGCAGCAACCTCCGATGAACCAAACCCTAAACGCAGTAAGTGGAGTGAAGAGTTCATCAATTCCTGCATCATGTATCAGCATAATAATGGTGATAATTTCATTGATATAATTCCTTTTGAAGCAGAAGAAGATTTTGCCAACCTCAAAGAAGGAACCCCGAACTGGCGGCTTGTGTATAAGCAGCATGTGAATATCGGACCTAACAAGGAAACCGTTGTTTGTCCTCGCACTTATGGTGAGAAGTGCCCTATTTGCGATGAATATGATAAAGTTCGCTTCAATTTCCCCGGAGAAAAGGGGAGTCAGGAGAATAAGGAATATTACAATAATGTTGTAAAACCTCTTCAGCCAAAGTCTCGTGCTATCTATGGTATCGTGGATCGGCGTAACGAAGAGGAATCTAATAAAGGCGTCCAGTATATGGATATGTCTACCTTCTATATTGAAGATAATATTGATGCGTATGCTAAAGATCGTCGCGGTGAACCTATTTTTTATCAAGACCCGGACGATGGTAAGATCATCCACTATACTTGGGAAGTAGATGAAGAGGCACGTAAGAAGGGACAGCAGTCCGCGCCCGACTTCAAGATTGTTGGGCTTGTTGACCGAGAGCTTCCGCTTGAAAATGGTGAAATGAAGCCTTATGAAGTTTCTGATGAAGAACTTGATGAAATGAAGCCTCTCGGAAAATGGATTTTCAATCTTGCATCGGATGAAGAAATCAAGGAAATGATGGAAGGCACTGCTTCTGTCTCGGTTACTAAGAAGAATTCGGAGTATGACGCTCAAGAACAACTTGATAGGGCGTTTGGTAAGCGTGAAGAAAGGGTAGCTAGGAATACTGAAGAAGAACCTCCCTTCGAACCGGACAAAGAAGAGGAAAAGCCTTCTCGCTCTCGCGGGCGTTCCCGTAATAAGGAAGAGGACAGTTCCAACCCTCTTGTTGCAAAACTCATGAAGATGGAAACGGTTGATGAAATTGATACGTTTTGTGAAGAAAATGTAATTGATGTGTTTGCGGAAGACTTCGGTAGTGTAGAAGAATTCCGTGAAGCAGTTCTTGAATTTGTGAAGTAAGGGGAGTTTATGTATTGTTATAGAATTACATACGTTGGTCGGCATCGGGTAAAAGATGATGTATGTGTACTTGGAGATTCTATTAATTCCGCTGTTACTACTTTCATGGAATCTATTGAAAACTGCGGAGGGATTGTTGATAGAATTATTTCAGTAAAAGAAATAGGTAATAGTATTGGAAGTGGAACTTCTAGTTGTAAAGAAAACTACACACACAAAGAGGATATATTGTCTGTTATAGTAAACGCTTATCTAAACAATATTAATGGTTTTAGAGATTTACTTAAAAAATAAGGAGAGTTTTAATGGGCGGAAAGAGAAAGGGACATGTAGGCGAAGGAAGGCATACCATTTGTAGTATTCTTCAAGGTATGCGAGATCAGAACACGAACACTATGACTATTAGTTTTATCTCTAATATTCCGAAAAAAGAAAATATTACTACAGGAGAAATTACTGAATCGGGGTCTGAAGAAGTAGAAGTTATTGTAAATCGTAAGAAGATTTAAATAAAATAAGAGAGGGGAGAATGAAACTCCCCTCTCTGTATTGGAGAATATATGTTCAATTATTCTAAGATTGAATGTCAAGAACACGGTGTTATGTTTTATAATGTGATGTTTAATGAAGACATAGGTCCGTATAAAGGGGGTGATATTATCCCTTACACCTACCTGTCTTTTGACAAGGGAACTATTGTGTTTGGCGAAGACGTGGAAGAAGGTAAAGAAACTGTTTATGAGTATGAATTTCATATTCTAGTAGGAGAGGAATAGATATATGGGGAAAAATATACTTATAAATGATGAGGGAAGAACATGTACGAAATGTGAAATTTTTCGTACATGGGATTTCTTCTATAAGCAAAAGGGAGGAGCAAGGGGTAAACGAGCCAAGTGTAAATTATGTAGTGGATTCACTGGATCACATAGTCCTATTTATGATGATTTAGGAAGAGTGTGTAGAAAGTGTAATAAATATAAAGAATGGGGTAAGTATCCCTCACATAAAAACGGATTCATGGGGAAGAATGAGGTATGCTCTGAATGTTGTAGTAAACAGCACAAACAATATTATAGTAATAATAGTGAGAAACTAAAAGAACGGGCAAGGATATATTTAAGTGATCCGGTTATAAAAGAAAGAACCCGAAAAAGAAAGAAAAAAACATACTTACGAGATAAGGAAATAATATCTGCTAAAGGAAAAATATATAGAAACAGTCTGGCTCCGTTTTCTACCTATGCAAATAAATTACTTGAGGACATAGAAAACCCATCTGATGATGGATACGGCAACTTAGAGGTTTCTTGCTATTTATGTGGACAACGATTTACCCCTACAACTCAAGATGTTAAAAATAGAGTTAGTGCTATAAATGGCAATGTTTCAGGGGAATACCATTTATATTGTTCAGATGTATGTAAAAACTCATGTACTACCTACGGGAATAATGTTAACAGACGAAACGATCCAACCCTTCCTGCTATAAATACAAATAGTATTCCTAGAGAATTTGTACATGAATTTACAGAAATGATATTACAGGAAGATAATTATGAATGTCAAATATGTGGTAGTAAAAAAGATTTAAAAGTACACCATATAATATCTGTAAAACAGTCATTCATGGAGTCTTGTGACATACATAACGCAATAACAGTATGTAACACTTGTCATGAGAAATTACATTCATATGATAACTGTAGTAAGTATTATTTATCAACTCTTAACTGCGAATATTTAGAAAATATACGATACCAAGCTAAAAATTTTATAAAAATAGTAAATTATTGGTTAGAAACGTATAAAGGAGAAAAATAAGTGTCTAAGAAGAAAACAATCAAAGATGATCTTGAAAACTACGTTAACGAAACGGATGTAGTAGAAGACAGGAAATACCTTTCAACAGGGTGTACTTTACTGAATGTGCTTCTTTCTGGTAAAGCTAATGGAGGCATACCTACGGGAACTGTTATTAATCCAGCAGGAGGAACTCACTCAGGAAAGACATTACTTGCATTAACTATGCTTGCTACTGCCGCAAATGATCCTCAATTTGATGATTATGAGTTGCATATGCAGGATACCGAAAATGGTGCTCTGTTTAATGATATTGAATATTTTGGGGAGAAGTTCTGTAATCGTATTAATAAAACGATTGATAACTCTATGGAAGGATTTTTTACTCGTCTTACAGAAATGACAGATAAGGGGAAAAAGTTTATCTATGTTATTGATTCTTATGATGGATTAATGTGTGCCGAAGACCGTAGGAGAAAATCGGAAATCCAAAAATCTTATAATGACGGAAAAGAATTTAAATATCAGGATTTTCCTCGTAGAGCGGCTTTTGGGCATGAACTTTGTAGAAATATGGTGTCTGCTATTGCAGAAACGGGGTCCATTATAATTAATATTTCTCAAGCAAAAGAAAAACTAAATAAAAACCCTTATGAAGATGGTAGGCGTAGGGCAGGAGGAACCGCTCTAGAATTTTATACACATGCTGTGTTCTGGCTTTCTCTTGGATCAAAAGACAAGGAGAAAGAAGGTACTATCACAATCAATAAAGGTCATTGGGTTAATTTTGATATTACGAAAAATCGAATCAATGGACAAAACGCTAAAATGAAACTTTATATTCGTCCCCACTATGGTATTGATGATATTGTTTCTAGTATTGAATTTCTTGATTCAATTAATGCACTGAAGAAAGAAAAACGCTCTTTTGTAATAGAAGAATGGGATTTCAAGGGGACAAGTGATTCTCTTATTCAGTTTATTGAGAATGAGAATAAAGAGGAAGAACTTGGTAAAATGGTGGAAAAAGAATGGAATAAATTGATTAACAAACATATGAATAAGATTCCTCGTAAAAAAAGGTTTAACTAATGTCCTACCTCTTATCCCTAGACCTCTCCATATCATGCACAGGTCTTTGTATTTTTGATGCAGGTAAAGAAGAACTCATAGAACATCATATTATTCCTGTTAAGAAGACACAAAAGAAAAAATATAAAGGGATGTTCGATATTGGTGTGGAAGAACCAAACTACGTCAATTTTGAAAACGATTACGCGAAGTTTGAATACATTTCCAATAGGGTTCTTGAAATATGTGACCCATATAAGGATAGTTTGAAATGGGTTGCCAAAGAGGGTTATTCTTTTGGTGGAAGTGCCCTTTCTCGTCTTGCAGAACAATCTGGGGTTTGTCTTTTTCAACTCTATATGAAAGAGATAAACAATCTTAATAACCTCATTACAATAGCACCTGTTAGTGTTAAGAAGGTGGGATGTGGTAAAGGTAAGGCAACTAAGAAAGAGGTTATGGAAGGCGTTAAACAAAGATGGGGAATTAATACTGAATATTGGTATTCCTCTGATGATTGTGATGCTTTTGTTATTGGCCGCATTGCGCTAATGACAATCAACAACACACCTTCTGATTCTTATGAAAAAGAACTTAGAAAAAAGATAATTAAAAACAATAAACTTAATTTGTAGTAATATGCCGCTTACTGACGTACATAATATTATAATGAAAATTCGTCATACTAAAGAGACGAATAAAAAAGAGAAGATTCTTGAGAGGGGGTTGACTAAAATAGGTCGCCCCCTATACATGACTCTACGATATGCCTATGATCCTTATCTAACTTTCGGTGTTAAGAAAATCTCCTATAAAAAAAGTATCTCCGCGAGTAGAGATGATGTTGAGATATTTGACTACTTGGAATACCTTTCTAGAAATGTGAAAAACCGGGCCAATAAGAAACAAGTTGATACTCTTGCTATTCTATCTTCGACCAATGAGCAAACAACAAAAGTAGTTAACCTTATTCTGCAAAAGAATCTGAAGATGGGACTGAATATAAAAAGCATTAGGAAGATATTGAACATCGAAGCCCACGAAACAACAATGGAACCATACTATATTGTTCCGGTTTGCTTAGAAGAGGAGTACATTTCCCCCAGATTGGATGCCTATCTAAAGGTTGTGAAATATAGGTCTAAAATATATGGGCAGTACGAAGTAGGTGGGATTAGAACAAAATTCACTAATGGCAAATTTTTAAATAAATACTGTGTAGGCTCAGAAGTTCTTGAAGTAATTAGGACACAGATGGAAGCCTTTGCTGCTGAAATGAAAAACTTACCTTTATTTCGATATTTGGACTTGCAATTTGAATATGATTGTGTTATTTCCTACAAAGGTTATGATTTAGAAGATTGGTTTTTAGAGGAGGGTGAATTTCTAGAAGTATGTGTCCCAGACGATTTCAAAGTTCATATTATTGATGTGGCTAATGCTGGAATGGTATATAAGGATAAAATAAAAATTCTAAAAAGAATTTCAGAACAACCGAACATTGAGATTCTCTATCCATTTAAATTAAAATCATATAGTGACATAATTACACAATATATAAATGCTATTGAAAAAGGATATAAAGGAATATTCCTTAAACATAGGAATTATGTATATGAGCCAATAAAGACGCCGCTATGGTTGAAATTTAGAAATATTCCTTACGCAACCTTGGAGGTGTATGATCAAAAGTTTACTTTATTAAACGCAAAGAGAAAGAATTATATCCATTGGTATCTTTGTGGAACGCCATACAATGAGCAATGGGTAAGTACTGGCAACACATATAAAGAAAAAGATATAAAAGCGGTTGAGAGGAAACCACTTCCATCTGAAGTAGGAGTTATGTTTGATGAAATAGATGAAAACCACATGCTTAAACATGCTATTGTGTATAGTGAAGAGAATGTAAAGAAGTTCATTAAAAATACTAAAAGGTAGGAAAATCTCAATGTCAGGATCGTGGAAATCTATGGAGTCCGCACCTAAAGATGGAACTTTAATTATCAGACTGTGTTGTCACTAATAAAAGGAGAATATTTTGAGTAACAACGAACCAAAAGCAACCGAACCAACCATCAAACTTTCAACCAAACAAGAGGTATTTCTTTGTTGGGCAACCACAGAGTTTCATGATCTTGGTGTGCAATCTGTTCCCAATGACCAGAATCCAGAAGAGCCTAGAGTATTTGTGGTCTTCAATAAAGACTTGGTTCTTGGGTTCTTTCCTTGTGGGAGTATCAATGTAGTTATTGTTGGAGATGACAATTTCAAACGAACCACTTTTGAGAAGAATGATTATGAAGTAAAAGATGTTATTTCTTTTGTTGAGGATTATATTAACAAAGAATCTGAAGAGGGGGAGTAATACATGAATTTTACGGAGTTTGGTTGGGACGGCGCGGACGAGTATAACGAGTACAGCGAACAACTAGTTAATAAACTGAATATTATTCTCAAAGAAGACACAGATAAGGGCATGTCGCTTATTCAGAAAGCGGATGAACTTCTTCCGACAAAGGAAAATGTTGTTGGTCTTATTGAAGAAATCAATTCTAACTATTAATTACCTCTATGATCAAATCAGTATTCATTCAAAATTTTGAAGCCCACGCAAAAACTCATCTTGATTTTACAGAAGGGGTTAATGTAATCAGTGGGTCTTCAAACAACGGCAAAAGTTCTATTATCAAGGCACTCATGTGGTGCCTTTTTAATCAACCTAATGGGTTTTCTTTCAAGAAAAACAATTGCCGTGGAGCAACTATTGTAAAGGTTGTTTTTGATAACGGGCAGTATATCGAAAGAAAGAGAGATTCAAAAACAAACCAATATGATTGTAACGGTGAAGTTCTGAAAGCTCTTGGTACAGGAGTTCCAGAGGTTGTCACAGATATTACTAACGTTTCTGGTATCAATATTCAATCTCAATTTGATCAGTTCTACCTTCTCCAAGAATCTTCTGGTGAGGTCGCAAGGACTTTGAATGATATTGTAGGATTATCTATCATTGATTCTGCTCTCAGTAAGGCCAGTAAGTTTGTCAACTTTTACAGGAAAGACAGGGTTACACAAGAGGAATTGTCTAAAACAAAAAAAGAGGAACTTGAGCAATATTCTTGGGTGGATAGAGCAGAAATCACTTGTCAAACTTTAAAAGATATGGTAGAAGATGTTTCTGTTTATGAAGAAGATGAAAAGTCTCTTTCTAAGATAATTGAACGACATAGTGTGCTTGAGGAAACCCTTTCTAAAATTCCTAATATTCCTTATGAAAAAGTGGAGCACGTTAAATCAATTATAAAGGATTTCTTAATAGTTGATAAGGATTTAGAATCTCTATCGAAATGTATAGATAAACTCGATAGCATACGACAGTCCCTTAATGAATTAGATACGTATGATGAATGTGGTAATGCACTTGAGCACGCTAAGAAACTGGTAAAGGAATATAAAATGGCAAGCGAATCTGAGTTCAATCTAAATAAACTTATCTCAGACTATGATCGTATAAATGATGCTTATAATGACACTGCAAACTTCCTTTCTTGCAAGCCCATTTATGATTCCTTGCGGGAAGACGTAGGGGAATATGAAGAAGTTTCTAAAGCCTATGCAGATATTGATAAAAAGATTAGACAGGATAAAGAGATTCAAGAAGCCACGATGAAGGTAATGAAGATTATTGAGCGGGCAAGGGAAGAGAAAAGGAAAATTGAAGCAGAAGCCGGAGTATGCCCTCTTTGTGGAAAAACTTTTGAAAATGGAGAATGTTGTTAATGTTGGATAAGAACAAAGAATCTATTATTAAAGAAGTATATACTAAATTTCTAGAGCTTGGAAACAAGTCTGAGGTAGCGAGAGTCCTTAATCTTCCTAGAACCACTGTGCGCCGCTATATTGACCAGTTCCATGGCAAACAAACAGTGAATGAAACCATTCCTGATACGGGTGGAGATACTATTTCTATTGACGTTCCCGAAGGTATGACTGAAGAGGATATTTATAAAGAACATGGTCTAGATCCTTCTCAATGGCAAATCACAAATATCACAAAGAATGAGTGGACTACTCCGTTTAAGACCGAAGATGGAGAAGTTGAATACGCTACCAATAAACAGAATAAAGTGGTATTCAAAAAACTGATACCTGACCTCACAAAAGATGTTATCAAGGAGCAATATGCTCTTATGGCCCAATACTCTCCGAAAGTGGGAAAGATTAAATATGATTCTTATAGTGGCGGGGTGCTTCTAGAGATTGCTATTGTTGATGCCCACATTGGTAAACTATGTTGGGCGGCAGAAACCGGAGAATCTTATGACATTAAGATTGCCAAGGAACGATATATTTCTGCTGTATATGATCTACTGAATAAGACGTGTTATTTTAACATAGATAAAATCCTAATGCCTATTGGTAATGATCTATTTAACATTGATAGCAGTAACAACACTACTACTTCTGGAACCCCACAGGATGTTGATTCTAGGTTTACTAAAATTTTTAGGGTAGTGTCTGAAACCCTTGTAGAAGTAATTGATATGTGTGCCAAAGTTGCTCCTGTTGACGTAATTGTGGTGCCCGGTAATCATGATCGGGCATCGTGTTTCTATGCAGGGGAGTTTCTAAATGCTTGGTATAGAAATAATGAAAATGTAGATATTGATAATAGTCCTAAACTTCGTAAGTATTACCAATATGGCAATTCTTTGATCGGTTTTACGCATGGATCAGAAGAACGACATGATATTCTTCCGTTGCTTATGGCTAGAGAAGCAAAAGATGAATGGGGGAAGTGTTCTTTTTACGAATTTCAAGTGGGACATTTTCATAAAAAGAAACAGGTAAAATATACTTCAGGGGATACCCATAATGGCGTTCTTGTTCGTACTCTTGACTCTCTTTCTGGAACAGACTTCTGGCACCACTCTAAAGGGTATACAGAAGGTATTAGGGCAGCGACTGCACTAATTTACCACCCCGAAGATGGCTACATGGCAGAATTTAGTTCTAAAATTGTAAAATAGGAGATAAAAGATGAAGTATTGTATCATAGGGGATTTTCATCTAACAAATCATACTCCGGTGTGTAGAACAGATGATTACCCCGAAACACAGAAGAATAAATTGAAATGGATTTTTGATTATTGCGTTGATAATCATGTTAATAAAATTGTAACCGTTGGTGATTTTTTCGATAAAGCACAATATCCATTACATTTTATTTCAAGTTGTTTTAGTCTGTTTAAGCCTCTTAATACATATATGGTAAATATTCCTTTTCATTCTGTAGCAGGAAATCATGACCTTACTTTTAAGTCACTATTATCAAACAATTCAGCGTTTGGCGTATTAAGTGAGTCGGGTATTATTAAAAAAGAACCACCAGAAGATGATAAAGAATGTGTATTTCATTTTTGCCATTATGGAGAGGACATTCCTGAACCCGAAAAGGATAAATTCAATGTTCTAATTATCCATGTAGGTATCAGTGAAGAGGCACTCAATTTTGAAATAAAAGAGCCTTGGTACACTGCAAAGGATTTTCTGAAAGAACATAAATTTGATTTGGTTTTTTCTGGACACAACCACACTCGTTTCAAATATAGTGTAAGGGCGGGAAAGCGAAGGCTATATAACTGTGGTTCTATCTGCCGTAGTTCTGTTAAGCAGAAAGATCACGAACCATATATTTACATTTTTGATTCTGTGACAAAAGAGGTTGAAGAAATTCCCATTCCTATTCCGGATTCTAGAATTGTGATTGATGCGGAAAGGCATGAGAACAGAAAAGAGATTGATATGAAGATCAGTTCTTTTGTGAATGGGTTTGAAGATTCAGAAAAGATTTCCCTTGACTTTTTCTCTAACTTATGGAATAGTAAAAACGTCAATGAGGCAGAGGAGAGAGTAAAAAAAATTATAACTGAATGTGTTAATGGAGAATAAATATGAATGAAATTATCAAAGAACTTGAACGGGTTTCTAATCTTATTCGTGAAAACGAGAATAAGAAGGCGCGATTGGAAGGTGAAAGGGAAAGTCTTATGAACTCTCTTAAAGAAGGGTTTGGTGTGTCTTCCATTCGCGAAGCAAAGAAGAAACAACGAGAAATCAGTGAAAAAAAAGAAACTCTTGAGTCCGAAATTGAACAGAAGATGGAAGAACTCCGAAAAATGATTCCTGAAGATATGTAGGTTCTCATGCAAAAATACAAACAAGAACTAAACAAACTCTCCGAATATATTGTCAGTCAAAAGGCGGAGAGAAATATGCTTCAAAAACAATTGTTAAAAATTGAGCAACAACTCATTGAACTGAAAGAGAATTATGAAGCATCTCTCAAAGCAAGGGCACTTATTCAAGATGTAGGCAAGCAAACTCAGCAACAGCTTGAGTATCACATTTCTTCCATTGTGACTACTGCAATCATGTCTGTGTTTGAAGAAGAGATTGAATTTAAGGTTGAGTTTGTTGAGCGGAGAGGTAAAACGGAGTGTGATTTCTGGTTTGTCAAAGATAGTGAAAAAATGAATCCGGTGTTTTCCAGTGGAGGGGGATTGCTAGACATTACTTCTTTTGCACTCAGGATTAGTTTTTGGCATCTTAATCAAAATAGAAACGTGATGATCTTTGACGAGCCTATGCGTTTCCTGTCAAAGGAGCTTGTTCCAAAAGCTGTTGAGATGGTAAGGATGCTTTCCGAAAAACTCGGTATCCAATTCATTATTGTGTCGCATATTGAGTATTTTGTGGAAGGTGCAGATAAAAACTTTAGAATTGAAAAGGGGGTGTTGGTTAATGTCTAAAAAACAAAAACTTGTTATTGTACGAGGACTCCCGGGAGCAGGAAAATCTACATATTGTAATAAAACATTTACTCAGGATAATTACCATGTACTTGAACCCGACCATCTTATGTGCGACGTACATGGAAAATATACTTACATCGAACAATTATGGGGAATGGCTTTAGATTTTACTTTCAAACAAGCGGATTTTCTTTTAAGTATTGGGTATAATGTGGTGGTGTGCGATGTTTTTCTCAGAGAAGAAGATTTGGTTCCTTATCGAGAATTAGCTAATTACTACGATGTTGATATGGAAGTAAAAACAATTGTAGGTAAGTATAAAAACATACACAATGTTCCATTTTTTGTTTATCGTACTATGAAAGATGCGTTTGACGAAATTCCGGGGTAAATAGTTTAATGATTAAATTGTTATATAATACAATTCGTTGCATTTTTAATATACACGATCTTATTTTCATGAGCGGCCCATATTACTTTGTACAGGATAACGTGGTACATCGATACAATATGTATACATGTTATAATTGTCATAAAGAATTTCGTGTTATTGAAAATTTGCAATCTCGTAAAACCAGTACATATCAGAAAGTAGATGGGGAATAAAATGTTTGGAAAGAAGAGCGGAGTAACAAAATTTAAGTTTACTGTGGGAGATAACTTTATCTCTTTCAAGCCTTTCTTCGATATGGAAGGCTCCCCAATTAGTTGTGGTTTTGTTAAATATAACAAAGAACGATCTACAGAAGTTATTCCTGAAGTATCTTATGTAAACGGTAAAGAGATAATGGCAACTAAACTTCGTGTAGATAAGCGAACTGTTCCGTCCAAGCTTCTCAATAAGGAATATGAAAAGGCATTGAAAGACCTCATTGAACGTAGGACAACTACAGATGAATATGGTGAAGTAGAGGAATATGTTCCGTTAAAAGAAACTAAAAGGGAACTGAAGAAAGCAATCAAAAATCGTCTTCTTAGGAATACCGCGCCCGTTCCGAACTATTACGATGTTATTCTTTGTGGCGAACTCGGTCGAGGGTATATTTCTACCACTTCTAAGAAAGACCTAGCGTGCCTTGAACAAAGTCTTGATGGGCTTGAGGATGTTCTTGAATATTGCATCACAGATGAAGAAGTCTATGAAGATGATTTTTCTTTCTTTATTGAATCTGTTTATAAGCAGGATAAGAATTATTCTCTTCATATTCCAAACAGTGCCAAACTAAAAGATTCTTCAGATTCGGGTAATGTGAGTTTTGTTGACGCTCTTGAGAAAGAACAGGTTGACAAACTTCTTGAAATGGGCTATGAGTTTGTTGAAGCGGAATTGGAAATGATTGACGTTGATGTGACTTTCAAAATGAAGAATTGGGAAAATGTGTTTGCTTTTGAAGACGAGGTTATGGAGGTAGAAGAGGAAGAGAAACAGGAAGAAATTTCTCAACGGTGGCTTGCTCTCGAAGGACTATATGAAGTTCTGAATAAAAATATTAAAACTTTTCTGGAGAATTAAGAATGGAAAAAAATAATCTTTTTTGTTGTGATTACTGTGGATGTAATGAATTTGTAAAAAAACAAAGTGTGTGGGTTTGTTGGAACTGCGGACGTCGTTTTAGGTATAAAACAAACAATAATAATACAAATCGAGAAGAGATTAATCTGGGGGAAAAAGTAGAGGCGGCGGAATTCGTTGATAAAGAAAGGGTAAGTGCTTTTAAAGAATATATGAATGAAGAAATCCCTAATCCATACCTCAACAAGGAAGAACACGATCCCTTCCGAAAGTTGAAGTGCGTTCTTGAACTTGCTTATGACCAGTGTGCAAATGGCAAGGGCAAAGAACGACATAATCCGGAAGGGACCATTCCATTTGAAGATCAGCCTATCATGGAGACCACCCGAGCACACGGGCTTGGGCACTCCACAGGACAAGCTGAAAAGAAACTGAGGGAAGCACATAACCTCATTGGACTTCGTGGATATGACGCCGCAATCAACGAAATTCTCGGTGCAATTGTTTATAGTGCTGCGGCGGTCCTTTATCTTCAGGAAGAGAGGGATAAAAACAAATCGACGAAAACTCTCTCCGGACTTCTCAAGGAAGGATCTACTAATGAATAAAATTGAAATATATTATCACGATAAAGACCTCCCCAGGATTGAGCAGATTGAAGTGGGTAATTGGATTGATCTTAGGGCATCGAGCCTTAAAGTAATCAGTTCAATTCTAAACAACAAATATGAAGTGTCATTATCTAGTCCGTTTAATTATATTGCTGGAATGACGATTATGGTCAACCTCGGCATCTCTATGAACATTGGAAACATGGAGGCACACCTAGTTCCTCGTTCTTCCACTTTCAAGAAATACGGGTTGATTCAGACTAACCACATGGGAGTTATCGATTCTTCTTATTGCGGACAAGATGATGTCTGGTGGATGCCGTGTTATGCCCTCAAACCTGGAACTATCCACTACGGGGACCGGATTTGTCAATTCCGTCTTGTAGAACCTATGGGAAAGGTTGAAATTAAAGAGGTAGAGAGCCTTTCTTCTCCTAGTCGTGGAGGATTCGGTTCAACAGGAAGTTCTTGATAAAATTTAACAAAAATAACTTGACTTATCGGTTGATTTTTGATATAATGTGAAATGTAATTACTTAGGGAGTAGTGTTTTGGAATGGGCTTTTACCGTTCAACACTACTCCTTAATTGTCTTTATTTAACCTACTAATTATCTATAAAGGAATTTCTATGACTAATCGGACTGAAGTTAGAATTGATGCTCGTAAAATTATAAATGAATACATGGAGGACGGAGATGTAGCGAAAGAAAATGCTAACCAGAATAAAGGTCCGTCTGGACTTCTTATGGCCGTAGGTAGTGAAGGACTTAGGCGCAATACTCTGAAGGAAATGGTAGAAGAAGGATTTGGGGAGTTGGTAGAAATGCACAATAAAGGAAAGGTGCATCTCCACGATCTAGGGATGGGCACCCATACCCCCTACTGCTGTGGTAACTCTCTTCCTGATCTTTTGAATAATGGTATAGAAGTTGGTATTAAAGCTGCTCCTGCAAAACATTTTAATTCTGCTATTAATCATATGGTTAATTTCATTGGGAGCATGTCTAATGATTATTCAGGCGCACAAGCATTTAACGGGGTTGATACCTATCTAGCTCCATATGCTTATAAACGATATCTTGATTTTAAAAAAAGCGGATGTGCTCCTGCAACTGCTTTCAAGCTCACAAGAGAAGAAGTTTATCAAGCGATTCAGAATTTTGTATTTCATTTGAATTTTAATACCAGATATGGCTCACAACCCCCCTTCGGGAATATTACTCTTGATATTACCGTACCGCCAGATATGAAAGATCAAGTTGCTATGGTCGCAGGAAAGCCTATCAAAGAATTTTATGACTACACAGTTGACGGGGTTCGTGTAAATAATCACACCCACGCTGATCTTTGGGAATGGCAACGTCTTGTTGCTGAAGCCTTTATTGATACTTTTAATGAGGGAGATGCTAATGGGGTTGGTTTTACTTTCCCTGTTTTGACTCTTAATGTTGAAGATACTTTCTTTGATCACCCTCTTACAGATAAGATTTGTGAGTTTACCGCGAAGTATGGTATTCCTTTTTTCCAGAACTTTGTAAATGGTGTAGGCGGCGGGGAAAAACTTAGTCCACAGGATACTCGCGCTCTTTGCTGTAGGCTGAGTTTGTCTCTTAAAGATATTGCAAAATCTACAGGCGGTCTTTTTGGTAATAGTGATGGAACGGGCAGTCTTGTTGTTGTGACCGTAAACCTTCCCTATCTGGCATGTGAATCTAGGGGAGATATTAAGCGTTTCTATAAAGACTTGTATGCAACCATGGAAAAGATCAAAGAATACCATATTTGGAAACGTGGAAAAGTAGTAGACGCCTATAATAAGGGTTTTCTCGCTCTTTCTAAAAAAGCTCTTCCTAAAGGTTACGACACTTTCTTTACTACGGTTGGATTTATTGGTACGTGGGAATGTGTAGAAATGCTCACTAAGGATGAGCAATCTCTTCTCACAAAGGAGGGTCTTGCCCTAGGAAAAGATATTCTTCAAGGAATGGTTGATAAAACTAAGTCTTGGATGGAAGAATATAAAATGCTTTGGAACGTGGAAGAGACTCCTGCGGAAAGTGCTTCTTATAAACTTGCTAAGAAGTCTCTGAAACAATTCCCTAACATTGTTCATCGTGGTCTTAAAAAAGCACCATATTTTACTAATGGATGTAATATTCCGGTTGAGTTTCAAGATGATCTCTCTCAAGTTCTTAAAGTTCGCACAGTGCTACAGCCTATTCCAACTGGTGGAACGGCAACTCACTTCTATATTGGTGAAGAGTGGTCCGTGGAACAAACAAAGGAATTTATCAGGATGATTTGTAATACACCTATTCCTTATTTTTCTATCTCTACAGTGTATTCTATTTGTCCTATTTGTGGGTATCACGTAGGAGCACACTCTGTATGTCCAAATAATCATACAGAAGAAGAAATTAATGAATTGAGAAAAACAAACCCCGAACTTATTATTGAGTAGGCTATGTCAGATAAGACCATTTATTCATATTGCACCGGGATGGTGGACTTTCCTAATAAATATGCGTTTACGATTTATTTTAGTGGGTGTAATATGGATTGTTCGTTCTGCCACAATAAACACATTCTAACCTCTGATGCTAATTATTCATTTGAAGAAATATATGAGGAGATAAAGGCGTTAAATAAAATTGTTCCTGATATTGGGGTTGTTCTTTCAGGAGGGGAACCTACCTGTAATCGTGATTTTGAAAAAGCTCTTAATGCTTTTGAGGACTACCCGCTTTCCTTGCATACAAACGGAATGAACATTGTGCCGGAATATGAAGGCAATATTGTTCTTGGATTGAAACCGTTTAACACGCGAACATATATAAAAACAATATCTAACTTTCTAATATATCATGCAGATTTTTCCGATACTTACTATAGGGAGGTTCGATATGTAACAGGAGTTGATGATGTTGAGTATGGTAAAGTTATCACTGAATTGCAACCTATTATTGAAAAAACAAATTGGAATCTTTGTAGTGTAGAAGATTCTCGAAAGGAGTAATGCTATGAAAGTTAAATGCAAGACCTATACTAAGATTGTTGGGTACTGCCGTCCTGTTGATAACTGGAATGTGGGTAAGAAGCAAGAGTTCAAGGATCGTAAGTTCCTTTCTATGAAGGGAAGCTCTATGTAAAGTAAACAAAGAGGGGAGAAGTAAAACTCCCCTCTTTTTAAATAGGGATTAGTGTATGGGAAAGACGTATAGAAATAAAGATTACACGCTGTTTGGTGGAATTGGGGATGGTAAAGACGGAAGCACCCTTTCCTCAAAAAAGGCATATAGAGAATATAAGGAAATGCGCCGAAGAAAAGAACGAAGAAAGGAAAAACAACTCATGCGTGAAGGAAAGGATATTCCTGTTTCTAAAAAAGATGATAAATATTGGTGGTGGTGATGAGTAAAACTTTCAGAGTAGAAGTAGAGAAAGTAACAAGCAGGGAATTGGCACAAAGAGCATGTGGGGCAACAATAGATGCACATTCAAATATCACACTGGATAGACTTTATCAATGTATGCACTCACCAATGCGTACACAGATTTTCTATGTTTCTCTATATGACATTCCTTCTTATGTGGCAATGCATCTTGTTCGTCATGTTACTATCGTTCCTTTTGTCAAATCCAATAGGTCAGATCGTAGAAAAAAGAATGAAGATAAACTTCCGGTAGTAATTGACACCTATGATGATCTTATTGATACTGCGCGAAATATTCCCGTAAGAATGGATTTTATATGCAACGCCGAAGCTATGCTCAATATGTCCTATAAAAGGCTTTGTTATAAATCCTCACGCGATACCAGGTGGGTTATGAACGCAATTAGAACTGAGGTACAAAGGGTTGATTATGACTTGGCCTATCGAATGGTCCCTCAGTGCATCAAAAAACGAAATTGTGAAGAATTAAAAACTTGTGGGTATTTTGGAAAGTTTCTTAACAAACGCCCTGAATTATGTTCTAAGGAGTCATTATTGGATGTAAATAGTTTTTTCAAAGCATATAATCAAGGGTAATAAAGAAACCCCCTTTCGTTAAAGAGAGGGGGTTTATAATAAGGTAGGTAGTCGGTTTAATTTAGGTAGCAGGAATCTGACTTCTAACAGTCAACCTACCTTCAATAGGAATAGTAATATTAGATAAATTATCAGTCAAGTTAATTTGATATAGATATGAGCTTGCGGTAAGACTATCCCACACAGGATCGCCGTTTGCAATAGTCACGGAAACGTTATAGTCCCCCGTGCCGTCTAAACCTGTTCCATCAATACTTGCTACATTTTCATAAGCAGTAGTACCAATCACCATTTTCACAGAGGAATATCCGGTTAAATCAATCAAAGACCCCGCATCATTTCTAACTCCAAAAGTCAACTCAGCATCGGTATTTCTATATACACTTTTAAGAGACATATGTACACCCCATTTCTATGTGTTACTTTTTCTAACAAGAATTGTATCAAACCCCGCACTTGTAGGAACAGCAGTTGAAATTTCTTTGGCCCCAATCTCAATATCTGTTTTTTCATCAAACACAAATGAAACTGCGTTAGGAAAATAAAAACTGTTCTGAAAACTCTGTACTCGTCTTTTTACGTTAAATGTATAATAGGTAGTTTACACTCATGCTCATCTTTAACCCAATAAACGTACTTATCTAACCTCTCAACAGTGCCTTCTTTCAACCCCTTATCCAATTCTTCCATAAGACCCGTGCAGAGAGCGAAAATATCCCAACCAAAATTAACAACACCGTCATCATTTCCGTTATCATCATAAATAGGTGTTTTTATCATCTTTAACACAACAGGTTCTCCATCTATATTACCAAATTCAACATAGAGACAACGTTTGCCAATTTTCTTACAGTGTTCATCTGAGGATCGACATATATCCCCAAAACTATGTTGTTTACCCGTCCCCTCTCGATAGTCATTAATAATATCCATATCTGTCATACCGATTATATCTGGCATACAGGTTTTTGGCATACGAAAAAAATGAACACATTGGTACTCATTAACAAAGAGGAATCTCCCTTCACTATCTTTTCTACAGATCAATCCTCCTGCTGCATGTGCCATATCCGACATAAGTTTATTGTTCTGATATAATTGAGCGTTTGCTTTATGTAGAGCGTCATTTGCTTCTTCAAGTTGGTGCTTGGTTCGAATAAGTTCTTCTCTCTGCTCTTTTGCCATTTGAAAAGCAGTATCAAAATTTCTCTTTGCCTCAGTTATCTCGTAAGCCGTTTTTTTAAGTCTATTTTTATGCTCTACCAATAAACCAAACATATCTTTCTATCCCCCTAACCCATATGTGTTTTAATCAATGCGTGAATTATATAAAAGAACGTTCCAACAGTTCCAGACACGAACAACATTAGAACAGCCCATATAATTTTTTGTTGTGCTTTTATATTTGCAACTTCTTCTATCAATGTGTAAACTTTCTCGGACAGTTTATCATAACTGTCCTTGAGCATATCTAATGGGTCCATGATCATATCCTACCCCACCACGTTTCGCTAAACATTAAATACGTGGATTTTTCCGTTCAGATGAGTATTAGCGCAATCTATGTGCAACCAAGTAGGTGTATGTTTGATATTTTCCAAACGTCTGACACCAGTATTATACCAATATTCTTCATTATCAAGAATGTAATCGTAAACTACATCAACAGAAGAATCAGGAAATTTTAAATCCATTGCACAACCAAACTTGTGCATAGAATATAATGCTCCTATGGAAGAGTCTACTTCTCGCATACCACTATCTTGATAATTGCCGCCCCATTGCCAATCATTGACAATAATCGGAGAACCAATACCTTCCCTAAGTGTGTCAATAACATTCAAAATAAGAGGATTGAGGAATTTCCAAGAGGAGTCTCCATATCTTTTATAAATATTCGGATTAACTAATTCTTTTATATTGAAGTGCTTAGTCTTCATTCTTATCTTCCTTAAGTTCATTTACCTGAGAGTCATAGGCTTCATATGCGGCTTTTGCTTCTTTTCTTGCCCTCTCCGCTTCAAGAAAATTCTTCCAAATAATCATTGCCGATTTCTTTGAGCCTAAATGAACTCCTTCTGGAATCTTTTTATAAACCGGATCAGCGGGAGGCTCAATTCTTTCTGGGACTCTAGTTACGGTAATAGTGTGTTCTACTATTTTAGGACCACATCCATTAATAAAGAGTAGGCTAGTTAAAACCAAGAACAGAATTGATTGCTTTAATGTATTCTTCATTTGACTTCTCATCTAATACTCTCAGTTTAGAATCTTCTTTATCTATCTCTCTTGTGTTCTCGCAAATCTCAAGCATTTTATCATATTGCTTTCTATATTCTTCAAAGTCTTTTTTATATGAAACAATTTGGTTTTGTAGCCCATCAATAACAAGTTGTTTTGTTTCCTGGTCTTGTTCTAGTTGTTTATTTATATTTTTTATAGTAGATAGCTCTGATAATTTGTTAGCAAGTTCTACTTTCGTATTACTATGAGAAGTCTTTTCCCACATATAGAGAAAGCCTAGGGAAGCAATAACAATCCCCAGCAGGATAACAATTACACCTTGCTTCTTGCCTCCAAAAAATGAAAGGAACGCTGAAAAAATAAACATAAATATTATTCCTTTTTATCAGATGAGACATTAAATTCAGGAGGAACTTCTTTATTAGTAGAGTTAGATTTCGTACTACCATTCTTGCTTTCTGCCCATTTTTGTGCGGCCTTACTACCTAAAGCACCTAAAATAAGTAATGCAAAGGATTCGTTAAAATCTTGCCACTCATTTACGAATACATAAACGGTCCAGACTAAAATAGGAACTACTATCGCAAACGCGCTTAAAATACGCATGCTCGATAGGCGGCCTCCGTTATCTGAAAAGACAGAAAATAAAAAATCTGTAATTTTTTTAATTATTTTTTGCACACTACCTCCCTATGTAGTAATCCCGGCCAGTTCGTCCCGCAGGGCCATCTTCTTTGCCCAGCGATCCTGGTTTTCCTGGGACAGGTCAGCAAGCTTGACAACACCCGCGTCCAACAGGTCTTCCACGCTACGCGGCAGAAAGCGGTCCAGCGATTCCAACTCGGCCAGAATTGCTTTCCGCCGGGCCAAGGCTGCTTCAGCGGGAGTCGGCTCCTGGTACTGCCCTTGCGGTTCGTTGACCCACTCCGCACCAGTCCAGAACCATGCGCCGCTCTGCTCCGGCGGTGTGGTTGTTGTGGCATTGGATGGGCAGCGTTCGCCTTTGAATGTGCCTAGATATTGGCCAGTTGTTCTATCAAAATAATGGTAGTGCATTATATCTTCCTCACCCACACGGGGGTACGAATTAATTCAATTTCTGACACGCACACGTAGGTTGAATTATTACTGTCATCGACATAAAACCGAATCTTTGCTGTGTGTACTGTCTGCGGCATGCTGAAGTGACGCGTTTCGGATGCGGTCCAGCCAGTTTCCTCAGTCACTGTGTGCGCTGTTTGCCAACTTTCACCGTCCCAATATTGCATGCGCCAGCTTTTTGCGGTGCGCTCCGCGTAGTTAATAGGTGATGTCACTGTATAACTATTAAATGTAAAAGGATATGCGCATTCTAGAACACCGTAAATGCCCGATGTTTGATTGTAAGACCATTCGTTATAGCTCCCGAGTATACCATCAAACACCCTCCAAAAAGCGCCATAGAACGGTGACGAGCTCTCCGTTGTCGTCCAGTCGCCGGTTGTTGGGCCCGTCATGGTCGGGGAGACCACTTCACTAGATAATTCCACATCGAGCGGACTGTCCACCTGCTCCCATCCGGGGGGCACGCTCCCATCGGAGCTAAGCATAATCAGTCCGGACGGTACTCCGCTTGTCGGCAGAACGCCCGCGACCAGCTTGCCCTCCGCATCCAGCACAGGCACGTTTCCCGGATCCGTCCCCACGTCCCGCAGAGCAGCAGTGCCAAAACCAGATAACCCAGATCCGTCTCCATCAGGCGCTAAAATTTTTACACCAATATCAGATTCTTTCAAACTAGCAGGGGCATTTAAGGGAGGTTGCCCATACTCCACACCAATAAGCCCACTATCTATTACTGGTTGCGTTAACGTTACAGTAGTAACATCACTGCCACCATCATATGTGGAGGATGCGATGTACCCAAAAGCATCACTTGTTTGATACAAGTGAACGGCTCTGTCTGGAACATACAATGTAGTTTTATTTCCACTAACTGTAAAAGTAGAAGAATCGGAATAGGATACCGCATCCGGCTCAGTCATCCACCACGTCCCAGCAGGAGCATCCCCCTTTAATGTGCCATCATCATTTATAGACACGCTGAGCCTATCATTTAATGAATCAGTTACTCCACGAGCGGTAACTATTTCGTTCATAAGAGTAAGAACGGTAATAGATGCCTCTGCCAGATCCTGCCAAGTAGAACCGTTCCAAATTGTTATTGTATTATTTGTTATATTATAAAAAGGCTGACCTATAGCAGGACTTCCGGGGGCAGACGTACCACTCCATTGTGAACGAATTGCATCAATATTATTATTGATTATTCCATATAAATCACCGAATACAGTAACCCCTGATTGTAATGGTGAAAAGTTTTGTGACATTTATATCTCCTATTTAATACCCAGATATTTCCAAGTTAACGTCTCTAGAAATTCCATTTCCATTAGCATCATATACATACACCGTAAATCTATCGCTTTGAATATCTACACTATACGTGGCAAACCCTGCTCCTAATACTGTTACACCTACATTATAAGTTACATATATTGTAATCGGAACACTGCTAAGTAGGAACTCTGTTCCTGTATCAGCAATTGTTTGATTATACAATTTTTTTACCTTATCGTCAACATCCAGTGCGGTGTAAATAGAAGTAAAATTATAATTAGTGGTAGAAACTCGGATATCTGTTTCTGCCCTAACTTGCAGATATCTACTACTGACCGCTGATATATTCGTATAGTCCCCCCAGTCGGAGTATGAAACCCCATCGTCCGAATATCTATATTTTAATTTATATTTAGCAAGAGATGTTATATTTGTATCTGTGTCTAATGGGAATGTTATGTCTGTTCTACCGTATATAAAAGAAGTATCTGTGGGGTTTGTCAATATTGCATCTTTTTCCGCGTACTGTCTTAATGTATATGTGGTTTTTGTTCCTAAATCAATAATATCAGAAGTGTATACTCCGTTATCAAAATTTCCATTATATGTAGTGAGTGTGGGAGTTACATCAGTTTCTGTACTAACATCCGTATCCACCATTCCAGGAATCCATGACACAACATTATTTAAACTGTCATTATACAAGTTATATAAAGTCGCATCTGGTACATAAACAGGAATCTCTTCTCTATCCACCACAATATTAAGTACATCTGATATATCTATGGACGCTTGAGCAGATGCGGCGTTTACACTTTCATTAAAAGTCCTATCTACTGCCTTTATCCAAAAAGTATATGTACCCGATACAGCTGGTTCCCAAGAAAACTCATTTTCAGTAATCCCCGTTGCAATACGTCTACCTCTATTATAATCAACTCCCTCTACAATATTATAACCAAGCCGGTCCACATCAGGAATGTGGTCCCATGTAAGAGTTACGTTTCTCTTAGTGCCAGTGGCTGAGAAACCAAGAACGTCAGAGGGAGGCGCTTGTTTACCTTTTATATATATGGTTTCAACAAAACGTAAATCGGGAGTATTATAAGGAGACACAGATACTTGATATGTTTTACCGACTGTGAATGATTTCTCTATTCTAAATGAATTCTTATTGGCCTGTCCTACCACCTCCCACGGCTTACCTTCTGACTTCAAGAATACATTCCAAGATAATGCCTTTCCGTTCCATTCCACACTAATTACGGATTTTCCAGTACCATCATTAGCAAATACCCACACTTCTTTGGCAGACAGATCAGAAACAAACTTGGATTCCCCGACTTCTACTTCAGGTAATTGTCCAGATAAATCTCCATATATTTCAGGTACATATTCAATCGCAGATATCCTTCTGGTCATTTCATCACCAGAACGAGTAATAGAAGTCACCCTAAATTTTTTTGTTACATTATTAACTTTACCAAAAGCATATAAATCATTCTTTTCAGGAGTGGTTTCCCATGTTCCATTTAATGTTAGTTCATCTGTAGTCGTATCTACCGTAGGAGTAACTATATTAACTGTCTCAATAGAATCGTCTATTGATTTTCTTACCTGAATTGCATACTGTTCCCCACCCAGCAACTCAACTTTCTCCGGTAATTTAACCCCGTTTGAGGTGGCCGATAATATCCTACCAGAAGAAAGTCCCCACTGAGGAACATCATGAGAAACGTCGATAACTTGACCGGGGAAGCACGTGATAGAATCTATTCCCGCCTCAAAAGAAATAGTCTGTGTTAAGTATCTATTTTGAAGCAGTAATCTTTTACCGTATTTAATAGCCTGTTCTCTATCTACACACCCAACAAGAGTAACACTATTCTTATTAATTACTGTCTGCTCTCTATCATAACCACTCTGGTATACTTCAATAATTTGTCTGGAATAATCAAGGGTTTGGTCAAAATACGTAACTTCAACTGCATTAGCTCTATCGGTGGTATCAAGAAGGGCATTAGAATAAGTACCCTCAATCATATTCCCTTTAGTGTACATGAAATGCTGAACACCTATCTCTTCTTTTTTATCTATAACCACCCCATATTGAGAGCCTTTATGCACAATAGAACCATGCCCAATAACAGATATAGCATCTAAAATACTACGTAGATCAGAAGAAGCGGATATATAGATATTTACAAATAGTTTATTCTCTTCACAATAATCTGCCCATTCTTCAAAATCTTCAAGAAGGAATCTATTTACAGGCTGACTCCCTCCGTAAATGTCGTTGTGAAGAATATCATAACACGCCCACGCCGGATTGTTAGCAGGTTTATCTTCGTATTGCTCTCCCGTCCAAACACGAACATTTTCACGTTCCACCTCCACAGAAACCGTAGGAGCAGAGCCGCTTAATTGATCAGTAGCGAGTGCTTCCAATCCTAGAAGAGCTGTTCCAGGATAAGTGAAATCATCATAAATAATTTCCTGGAGTGCAGAGAAATAGGTATCATTGCCGTATCTAGTTCCTGTTGGAGGAGCATTTTTTAACCTAGCACGAACTTCATATTTTCCAGGTTCAACGTCATACACATAATAATCCCTACGAATTGGGTCTTGCGTAGCCTCACGTATAATAATATCAGGGTATGCTATCTCAACCTCTTTATAAATAATAGGATCAATTTTATACTGAACAATTTTTTTTATGTTATGACCCATTGACGTAGGAACATAAGTCCATTTTCTAGTATATCCATAATCTATCCACTTCCAATAGCACTTTTCTTGATCAGAAGCATACCGCTCCCCCTCCGTGTGTTCATCTCTTACACTTGATCCAGCTTCTACCTCTACCCAACCACCATTACCTGGGTACCCGGCAGACCAATATGGTTCTCCCAAAAATGAAATTTGTTCTAATTCTACCTTATTTTCAACAAAATCATTCCAATCTTCAGTTCCCTTTTTTCTATACTGTATGTTTAATGTGATAGTTTGCTTTGATAAACCACCCATATCATTCGCGTAATATAATGCTGGAATAAATATATTAACGCCAATGCCATTTACTGCATTTCCATCTGTTTCTGTTTGCGACCAATCAGTAGATAACTTAACATCAACCGACTTATTATAAATAACATCTGAAAAAGCCGGAATAATACCTTGATTTATTTCTCCGTATCGTTCACTAAGCGTAATCTCTTTATAATTAGAAGCCGGGTTATCATTAATATACACATTTTCAATAGCATCAATTTTGTGATCTGCTATACAATATAGAGCATTATAAATCTGATTATCATCTTTAGTGGTGATAAAGGAATTGATAATAGGTGGGGTTACTCGATGTCTACCATATAAAACAGGAACAACCACTCCTTGTTCTTGCTGGTTTGGATCACGTTCCCACCCGTAAGTAGGGGTAGATGTTACATTCTCTATATTAGGTGCGCCTACATCTGGCATAGAACTACCAAATACAGAAGAGACTAACATCCCCCCCGCTACTGTTAGTGCCGCCTGAGTTAAAGACACTGCTGTAGCCGCAATACTAGAAGCCACAAGTGATCCTGCTCCGCCCCAAATACCATAACCAACTCCTGCAACTAATGCAGGAGCCGCCCAAGCCGCAACCACCGTTACCGCCAACATTGCGACCATGGATAAGGGGTTCTTCCCGCCGCCTCCCCCGCCTTGCGGAACCGTAGCATATACAACATTACTACCTTTGGCAGGAATAATATTCTTAAATTCAGACGAATCTTCCTCTACAACCATGCCATCGATGGAAACAACGACTTCCATATTATTAGCCATGATTGGATTAAACTTACTAATTAACTGGGCAAGGGTTTCCCCGTGCTCATATAGCTCCACTTTCTGGCTGTTATGAGGATCGAAAATATTTTCAATGCATATTACGCTTACGAAATTTCCTCTACCTTCTTTAGAAGTCTTATGTGTGCTGCTATTATATATATCTAGAGACTTATTAGTCATCACTATTCTTTCCTTTCCATCTATAAAATCCGCGTATTCTGTTTTTATACCTAATATCAGTAAGTTTGGTTAAGTGTGGACCAGATTTCTGTAAGGTATGTACAAATTTTTTATCGTCTATCATTATACCGAAATGTTGCACTAAATCCGGTTGAGATATTACCATATTAAGAGCAACCACGTCTCCCGGCTGTACATCTTTTCTATCTACTTCGTAATATTCTTCTTCTATCGCCTGTAGAAACTGAAAAAATATTTTATTCTTATCAAGTGCATCTACCCTAAAATCCGGGACATCCATACCAAAAGATTCTTTAGATATGTGATGTACAAGCCCCCAACAATCCAACCCCTTCCCAATTTCCCTGCCCAAACTAACGAAAGGGGTTCTCATTGCTTCATTTACAACTTTTGCAATAGATTTTTTAGACAAGGGAAAGTCCTCCTCTACCAACACCGGGGAACCCGCCATAACGAATAGAATTATTAAGTTCCCGGCATCTAGTTAAGGATTTATTACATGATGTTTCTATTCCTGTATAGCCACAACGCTCCCCTTTGAATTTGAATCGGCAACTATTTTTCAGTATTCTGTTCAAAGGGAACCTACGTCTATATGGATTTGGCGCACCTAGCGTAAACGTAACATATTCAGAATCCGAAACTGGATGGATAAGAATAAACTCGTGGTATGCTACATAGTCAGGACTATCTAAGGTCGCCGTTGATACTACATATATTCCTACCGTAATATCTGCTGGACCATTTTCCTTTACATATTTATCATACTCTTGAATATATCCTTCGATAATTCTATCCACATTGGGCACGCGTAGTTCAACTCTAGGAATTTCCCCTTCTGTCTGTTCAGATATTTCTTCTAATATAAAAGCAAAGGCAACCCACTCATGTCCTCTCCAATTAATATTTTCTGTGTTGGAGACGATACGAATAGGCTCTGTCACTTCAGGAATAATTATTTCTAAACACACTAAAAATGCCTCATCCGAACCGAGAGCATTCTTTTGTGCAATAACTTCAGACGATAAAATAGTTGCCATTATTAAGACTCTTCTATCTGTAAGGTTAATGAACAGTTTGTAGGAGACATGATATCAGCAGTAAACTCATCCTTAGAGAATCTTGCCTCATATCGGGTGCCTGTTACGGGGTGTGTCCAATAAAACAATGCCCCCTGATTTGCATAAAAGAAATCTCTCAGAATATATACCTCAGGAACGCTTAATACCTCATAACTCAAGTCCCATTTTCCACGTCCTCTGGTATGTGCCGTGCGAGACTGCACACTACCATCCTCAAACGGGGTTCTGTGTTGTTTCTTATTAAACGATTCTGTTATAGAAACAGGCTTAGGGATATTTGTTGGAAAAGTATTCATATCTATTTTTATCCTCTATTGAAATCCGTTCATATACATAATACCTAAATTATGGTTTTCCCACGGAGAAGCATATACCGGGAGGGAATACATATATAATGATTGTGCGACCTCTGCATCCCCTGTTAATACTAAATTTAAACCGCTCCGTATTCTAACTTTAGGAAAAACAAACTGAAGTTGTTTTTGTCTATCTACATAATTATAATTTATTTCAACCCTGAAATCAACATCTGTAACTTTATTTAATGCAATACTTGTATCTGATACAGACGGCATAATGCTTGACAGTAGAAGTAAAACATCCCTACTTAACTCAACTGTATTCATTTCCATTGTACAGGAAGCTCTGTCCGATACCATATCTTCCATTAAGTTATTACTATCAACCGCCATTCTTTCATTATAAGTGGTCGTATATACAATATTGGTGGACTCGCTGTATGCAAAGTAATTGTCCTGTGTTAGTACAGGTGACATGTCGTTAATATATGTAGCACTGTCAGCAATTAATACTTCTGCTGGACCCAATGTTATGTTTGTTGCGTCTTTAAGTCTATATGACATATATGTTCCTTTTTATCTAACGGTAGCAATTTTCTTTCTGAGTCCGCTTCTATTTCTATCAATGCCATCAAGAACAATACGAATTACCTCCTCGCCCATATTTATTTGGGTGGTGGCTCTTGCTGAACCAATTGGGTTTCCTGTCTTATTCTCAATAATAACATTGGTTTGCTTAGGCTCCCTATCCTGTGCAGCCTGTTCACGAGTTTTCACTTCTTCACCTCTTTCAAGAATAGCTGGAACCTCTCCACCATTATGAAACTTAGGGGCGTTTATAAAAGAAGAGGGATCTATCTGCTTTTTAATAGAAGACGCTTTACCGGCCATGCCCCCACTGTGGTTCATTCCCATAGCCTTTGTGAAGAACGAGCCGACAGTACCAAGGAATCCTCCAGAATTGCCCATAGCTTTCATTCCAGACATAACCGCGTTCATAATTTGTTGCTTAATAATCATCTTAGTTAAATCTCTAAGAATGGAATACGCCATATCACTAAAAGCATCGGCGGCAGACTTAGTACCTTCTACAAAATCAAGAAAAGCATCTGCCGAAGAATCAGCGAACTCATCCACAGCGTCCACCATCCAATCCCTAACCTTGGAAAAAGAACTTTCCGTGGAACTTTCTAACTTCCGCATCGCACTTTCCCACGCATCCGCAAAATTTTCAGGATTACGCATCCTCTCCTTAAAAATATCGTTCTCTAAATTAAGAATTTGTATATTATACTCAGATTCTTTTTTTTCTCGTTCTGCTAAATACTTTTCCACGACCGCATTCTCAGCATCCCCCCGTGCTTGAGCAGTTTCTTCCGCTAATTGAATAATTTGATCATAATACTCTACGTATATTAAATATTCTTTATCTAAATATTGACGCTTAGAACGAAGTATATTTAATTCAGTTGCCTCCCCTCGCCGCATAAGATGCTCTTTTTCAGATTCTATTTTTTCTACTTGGGAGAGTTGTGCCTTTAATGTTGCACCGTACGCGGCGGCGATCCTTTGAAAAGATTTTTCTGCCGACCGTCTCTGATCCTCGTATATACTTTCCCAAAAAGAATCTAACTCCTCTTTTGTTTTAGCAAGAGCCGCCCTATCCATCTCAGTAGGTCCGCCCCCCATACTAGCAATAGTTTCACGAGCGGATTCCGCAGACACTATGGCCTGCTTGGCGGCGTCAAAAAACTTTTCCAATTGGGTAATATTTCCTTTTTTCCACAAAGAATCAAATGCGGACTGCCACGCCTCCCCTAACTGACTTAGCGTAGTTTCCCACGGAGTTAACACCTCCCGATCAACATCCTCAGAAAACTTAGAGAGGCGACGATCTACCACGCCCTCCCCCGCACGTGCAATTTCAGAAATAAAAATATCTTTCTGTAACAATAAATCTTTTAATCTTTTTTCTACAACAGGAACACGCTCTTCTAGCAATTCTAACTCATGTTGCATATACCCCAAAAGCCGGGGATTTTGTTCATGTTGAACGCTATATTTTAAACTTTTTATATCCGAAACTAATCCCGACAATTCTTCCCTAGTTTTTATAATATCTTCTCTATTTTGAGATAACCCCTCTACAAAAGTGCGAGTTGCTTTAACTTCTGACTCATTTTTTAGTTGAATTAACCTAGGAATCAATTCCGATAAATTATTTCCATACTTTTCTACAACGTCGGCGGCATCCTCAAACGAATCACTCAAATTCTCATTCAAATGCTGAATCTCTTTTTGAGCCTCCCACGTATCTACTCCCTCCTGCTGTAGATTTTTATACGCCTTAATATACTTTTCTAATCCAACTGCTAAGTTACGAAGTTCCTCCCCATTCTCCGCTATAGCCTGTGTTTGAGTTTCAACATTCCCCTTAGCAATATCTATCCAATCAACTAACTTAATTATAGACCTAATAAACGTTTGAACTTTTTTTACAGCGTCAGATAATACGTCAATCGTACCACGAATAACTGCTGTTAATCCCAAATCGCCCAACGCAACACCAACGTTCTTAATTCTGTCCCAAAGGTTTTTTAAACTTACACCTAACCCTTCCTGCTGTTTAAGTTGCATCCTAAAAGCTGCACCAACATTATTAATATTCTCAAGCATTTGTTCATACTGTCCAGAAGTAAACGTACGCACAAATACGTTCGCTGCTTGCTGTCCACGTAACCCGAATAGTTTATATGCTTTCCCGGCATCTGCTAAACCCGTCTTCTGATCTACAATAATTTTGGATAAATTCTGCATCGCTTTCTGGAAACCTACAATCCTAGGGTTCACATCGTCCGCAGTTAATCCGATGTATGCTAATTCGGTTCGCATCTTATTGGAAGGTGCAATCATTCTAGAAAGCACATTACGCATAGATGTGCCAACTGTACTAAAACGCATACCGTTATTGGCAAGCAACCCAGCCGCCGCAGCGGCCTCATCTAGAGCAACCCCCGCTTGACTGGCAGACGCACCTACATAGTTGAAAATAGTACGCATACCCTGAATAGTTAACTTAGAACGGTTAACTGCGGATGCAAAAATATCTGCCACTCTAGCGGATTCGGACGTATCTAACTGAAAAGCACGAATAGCAGAGGTAAATAAATCAGCAGTTAATGCAAAATCTGTAAGAGTACCTGTGGCAACAGAAGCAACCGCATCAATCGTCTCAAGAGTTTCAGTTGCTGTAAAACCCGCCTGACCAAGATATACCATTGCAGCAGCCACTTCGTTAGCAGAAAACTTGGTCATGTTAGATACCTCAACCATTTTTCTGCCAAAAGCATCAACTTCTTGATTAGACGCCTGAGTGATTGCCTGGAGATTTTTTAGAGATTGGTCAAATTCAACAATAGAATTAAATGCACCAACAATTCCACCAGTGATTCCCGCAAAAACACCTCCCGCAACAGAAAACCTAGCAATAGTAGAAAAAGCCCCTGCAACAGATTTAGTAGCACCGCTAAGGAAACCCATATTTCTTCCGGCAGATTTAGCTTGCTTGCTAATACCGCCTAAAGCGGCTTCGGGAGATGCTCCGCCTCCACCGCCTTTTCCGGCAATGCCACGCAAAGAAGTGGAAACTTCATTGACGGCCTTTTTGAAAGAGCCGTCAACCTTTCCACCAAACTTCACAAACAATTCATTCTTATATTGACTCATGTTAAATCTCGCTCTAATAATAAAAGATACCAATCCCGTAAATATGAAATTGGTATCTTTTATCTTTTATTTATATAAAGGTCGTATCTCCGTAAAGGGTGTTCGATACGTTTAAGTTGGTTTCATTTCTTCTAAAGAACTTCCGCCGAACGCCTTCACAAACTGTTTCATCTGCCGTTCCGTTTCCAACTGTTTTTCTTCTTCAGTCATGTCCTTATATCTATCTTCAGGTCTTTCCATTTCCCTGATAGATGGAACTTTAACGCCGTGGAAACTTCCTAAAATTCTATATTTATTATGCTCTCTTATTACAAACTTCTCAAATAACGTGTTTATCTGTTTTAATGTCAACCCGCTTTTATAACAAGGATCGTGCACCAGATTGTTTATTGTTATCTGTGGGTATGCCTCAAGAATTGCAGTCAGGACTTCATCTATGTCCAGAGACTTACGACCTTTTTCTTGAGGCTCATCATGTTTTTTAGAGAGCCTTCATAATTCATCTCATAAATATGGTTGGCAATGTCAACTACCTGATCGTTAGTGATGTTATCAAGGTCAATTTCATAATCAGCAACCATTTTGACAATCTCAACGATATTATCTTCAATTAGTTGCATGATCATATTTACCATATCTACAGTGGAGATTTCTGCATCTTCGGATTTTTCCGCAAACTCAGAAATCATTTCCCCAATCTTTGCGGCAAACTTTCGTTGCTGCCCAAAAGAAAGAGGATAAATTTCAAACTCTTCTACCTTCTTAATCCCTACTTTAACTTTCCTAGTTTCGACAATCAGTTCAGACATTAGTTTAATTTCTCCTTCTAAATAGGAGGGGAATTACTTCCCCTCCTTTATACATAGTTTTATTATTACGCAAACACAACTCGACCAAGAGGCATAGAATCCCACGCCGCGTTACCGCCGGACATAATGGAATCGGCAGGAGTTGCTTCGAAAGTAATACTGACCGCAGCATTAGTGTCCGCAGCAAAGGCAATTTCACCGTTATTAGTACGGGCCTGAGCGCGAGGGAAGATTACTGTCATCGTATTCGTAGCGTTTGGAAATACATAATGACCCTCAACACGAAGATAATCCGGTGCTTTAAGATCGCCGATCTTGATTTCACCAGAAGTAACAGAATCATAACCTTCTTTTACCATATAGAAAGTAAAAACGTCATCCGCAGCCCAGGTTCCGGTAAAGAAACCAGATGGGATGCTCAGAAGTTCGGCAGCGCCATCGGTAAACACAGAAGTTGCAGCAGTATCACCTTCTCCTATCTGGTCACCTGTCAACTTACCGCGTTTATCGGAATAAACCGAATAGGTAGTGGGAGTAAGGAAGATAACACGATAGGTATCTGCTTCTGCATCTGCACCGCCGTCGATTTCGTCAGAAGTGTTGTATGTGCCGGAATCAGAAGAAACAACGGTATAACCCTCGCCTGTCCAAGAAGAACCTGCGGAAGAGGGGTCGATGCCCTGAAGGATAGCTAGATTTCGCGGAGTCATCTCTTTAAACTCACAGGTAATCTGTTGGGTTTCCTGAGTAGGGATAACATAGTCCTTAATCATCGGGAAATCGGACCAGTGTTCATAATATTCGCGGTTAAAAGTATAAGATGCACTAGAAAGCGCACCAAGAGACTGAGAGGTGGTCAGTACGGGAGTAGTAGTGCTAATATTGGCAGCACTGGGTCCGACCCTAACCTCCATCAAGCCGATAGCAAGAGACTGTGGATTTTGGGTTCTTGGTCCGGGCATAAAAGCCTCCTTATTTAGTGCGGCCTAATATTGACCGCCCCACTTTAAATTGATCGTTACAAGTTTATACTTAGTTCCATCAGTTGCCTTCATATACGGACTTTGGTACGCAATGTCGGCAATCATCCATCCAATAACTTCTTCTTCACTTGTATTTAGGTTTACATAAAAAGGAATACGTCTTGTGGAATCGGGTTGAGTTGAATCTGTAAAATTCCCAACAACAATATCCCTAAGTTCTGTAACTACATCTGAGCCAACGTCCTTTCTCGCACAACAATAAATATCCACTAAGGCCTCATTTATTGCCCCCGTAATAAACGTCCCAAATTCAACAGTTAGCCATTTTGGGGCTTCAGACTCCGAATCTACTGGAACCTGAAGCCCCGTGTCGAATAGAAGGGGAAGGGAAGGAGAGAAAGAATTGGCTATTTCGTAAAAAAACTTACGAACAGATAACTTAAAATTTATTTCTTTACTTATATCTGGTAAAGGCATCAGTTTTCTTCACTTTCTTTAGTAAGACTTTCTATTAATTCTAAAAAATTTTCATATACTCTAACTGTTTCTTCCTCGTACATATCCTTGCAAATTATAGCACCATTGAGAATCATTTTCAAGTGCTGTAGTTCGGAAAGAGTAAAAATAGTTGTAATTTCTACATCTAAAGGTCTAATATCAAATACACGCATTTATCTAATTTCCCATCTCTTAAACATTCTTTGTGAAGATTTTTTCAAAATGTCATCTACTTCAGTCCTCACAAAATCAGCAAGGGTTGGTGTGAAAACGGGTCTAGCGGGTATCTTTCCACTTGGAGAACCATATTCATTCAAGTAAGCATAGTATGAAATGTCTCTGGCATTGTATCCTTTAGATTGATCACCTTTTTCATATAACCAGCTCTTTCCCCCAACTTTCTTCCCTTTTGGAATACCTACCGCCCTTCCACCATCTTTTTCATATATCTGGATGTTTCTAAATAAATCTCCGGCAAGAAACCACGGCTCCGCATGCCCATAGTTGCGTATCTTCCAATTAAGATAGTCTTTGTTATATGACTTTGTACTCTTAGGGTATTTACCAGATAGAAGATTATCGCGTACCATCGTAAAATATCCGTGTGAAAGAGCGCGAATTATATCCCCCCTAGCCCCTACTTTGGACTCCGCTTCTTTTCTAAGACGTTGCGTTCTATTTGCAATGTCTCTGACTTCTCTATAAAAAGAGGGATTTATCTTAATAGATATTGTCATGGTGTTCTATGTAACCATCCAAAATATCAATTCCGATGTATTCAGAACTAGGTTCACCGTGTCGATTTAGAATTACTTCTTTCCTGAACAAGCGGGGGTTAACAAAATATCTGGACTTCTCACCATTATCCATAATACGATAAAATCTAAAATAATCGTATCCAGACTGCATAAACTCAGGAATAGCTTTAACAAGAATATCCTGAAGGTGCTCGTCGGTAAAAATAATCATGTACCAATCAGTATCACAATTATTCAATCCAGATACAGAAACATTGGAAGGCTTTTCAATTACTGTTGCACCAAGCCCTTCAATGCTCTTAAATGTTTTTTCCTTATCCCCGCCACGATCAATTACATAAATTGTGAGACTCATTTCTATTCTGTTACCTATTATCCTCGGCCATTTTAAGTTCATAAGCATATCCGAAATTATACTTATCTACGTTATCTACCATCAAAGTTTCACCTGAACCAAAAGTAATTCTATCAAATTCTCTTATGTCATAGTGTCTAGAAATATAAACAAGGAGGGCATCAAGAAGAACTTCACCAATGTTGTTATAATCAGAAACCTCAGAACCAAACCTAGTATTAGTGACAGTACACGGAATATCTATCTGATAAATATCATTCCACACCAACTCTTCAAGGTAGGTACTTGGGTTTAGAACTTTCTGCGACCTATATATTCTAGCAGTTGTATTGTTTTTATAAAGAGTTCCCTGTTGCTGGATTACTTTATTTCTGAAAACCTCATTATTAAGGTTCATAACAAGATAAGTATCGTTGTTGTAATTCGTCCTAAGATAATCCCCATCTTTAAGAACAGAATCATAAGGAACAAAGGCTTTCAGGTAATACTCCTGAATGAATACTTTTGTTGCTTGGTTACTAAGTTCTGTAAGTATATATTCGGTTGGGTATTCAGTAAGAGAAGCACCCTTAATAGGGGTAATAGCGGTCCCGTTATCTTGATACGCTTTCTTTACTTTTTCACCAATATGAGACATTTTTAATTATCCTCTTCCAGATATGTAATATCCTTTCCAGTAGGAGAATATACAAATCCATTTCCTATATATACACCAAACATATCTGCGGGGTTGGGAAGATCGGCAGTGAGGTTAGGAAAGAGTTCCGGCTGAGCTTCCTGTGCCTGTAAGAACTCCTTATCGTAATAAGTAATAAGTGATTTAAGGTGTTCAAAGGCTTGTTGAAGATGTAATTTATTAAACTGAAAATTCTCCGATTCCCCTAAAAGAAGAATCTCGACACAATGCCTTTTAGACCGATTGATAAGCCAATACTCTTTTAGTCCCGCAACAGGGAAGGAATATCCTAATTCTATAATAGCCTTGTTTATAGCTCTAGTTATTTCTTCCTGAGTTAAGCTATCTTTAATTTCACCTAATTCAATTTGAACATTTGTGGATATATCTGCAATAGTCGATGCCATTTTCCTTCCCCATATCTATTTATTTCTTAGAAGCGACCTTTTTCTTCGGACGACCTTTCTTTACAGTCTTAGGCTCAGGTTTCTTTTCTTCTTTAGGTTCTTCTTTAGGTTCTTCTTTAGGTTCTTCTTTAGGTTCTTCTTTAGGTTCTTCTTTAGGTTCTTCAACTACTTTTTCATCTTCGTCTTCAAGAACTTCTACGTTATTAGAACCAAGTTCAATTTCTTTTAGAAGATACTTATCAAATTCTTTCTTTTCCTTCTCAACAACAGAACCTTTAAGAAACACCCCAGAAGGAACAGACAGAGTTACATTCATACGGACTTTCATTTATTCTCCTTCTTTAATTTATAATATTTTAGCCAAATCACTAAACCGACATCCATCTTGATCGTGCAGTTTATTATGACACTCTTTACAAACACAAATTCCGTTTTCAATATCTACTTGTTCCATTGGGGAACAAATAACAGGGTTGATGTGGTGCGCTTGCAATTCTTTAGAATCAAACCTCTCACCACAAACTTGACAAGTATATTCATCTCTTTCAAGAATCATTTCACGAAATTCTTTAGAATATTCTCTTTTAATAGGTTTAGTCAAGTCTTTTGGATATTTCTTTTGATTATATACAGAGCAAGAGGTTTTACAAGAATCTGAGCAATAAAGTCGATGCTCACCCGATAAAATTCCATTTAATGCTTTTATTCTATTTTGCACTTGTTGATTAGTAGGTATAAAATATTCTCTGCAAGTAGCACATTTTACTTCTAAATACCCATCTTTAGATTCGCGAGGAGACTCAGTAGGAGTGAAGTTATCTTTATATGTTTCATAGTTAGCAGAGGAATTACTGTATTCTTTTTTCTTTTTTAATAAAACATCATGATTCTCTTCTCTCCAATGTTTATTTCTTTCTGCTATAATATCACGATTTTCTTCACGATACTGTTTTTGGTAGTCGGCTATAATATCACGATTTTCTTCTCTCCAATGTTTATTTCTTTCTGCTATAATAGCTTTATTTTCTTCTCTATATTCTTTTTTAGTTTCTAATATAATATCTCTATTTTCTTTATAATAATCTTTTTTCTGTGCTAGTATAGCATCACGATTTTCTTCATAATATTGTCTTTTTGATTCTAGTATACTATCGCGATTATCCTCACGATATTGTTTATTGTATTCTAATAAAACATCTCTGTTTTCTTCGTAATATTTCTTATTAATATTTTTCTTACACTCAGAACACCTACTCGCCTTTCCGTTTATACCCTTTTTATCTCTATTAAATTCTCCCCATGCCTTAAACTCACCACACTTAGTACAAGTGCGCCCCGCTTCATTTATTATACCTTTACGTTTGGGCATTTCTACTACTTATCTTCAAAGGAGGGGTATGTTTCAACCCCTCCTTATTATTTAATTATTTACTAACCTACCACAAGCTGGTACGTGGCTGAGGGTACATATAAGCAAGGAAGACAAAGGTCTTCGGCAATGAGGCGCACACCATCGGGGTACTCTTCCATCTTAGAACGCATACGCATACCGTAAATACCGCCATTACCATGAGGAGCTTGCATCATTTCAGCAATAGGCTGGCCGTCTACGTTCGGAACAATGCCCACAATCTTATTAGTATCAAGCATGAACTTACGCATGGAAAGTTGTGCCTTAAATGCAGCGGCGGTGACGCCAGTAAGTTCAGCATCAATAGTAAGTGCGCCAGTAGTCTGGTTGACCGCAGTGATAGTAGCGCGAGGACCGGCGGCACCGTCCACGGCGTTCTTCACCCAGACTTCGCCACCAACAACGAAATCAGAAGGATCGGCAACATAGATAGTAGTGCCGCCGCTGTACGCCTGAGAAAGGAAGCTCTGAACAGTGTAAGCACCATCATAAAGGTTAACCGAACCCACACCAAGAATCTGAGCAATAGCACCGGGTGCATTAGCAACAAGCTGTGCATCGGAAATGTTCTGAGTCTTCGCAAGATCACGAATACCTTTGTCCTGAACAAGCGACTGAAGAAGTCGGCTGTTCATATAAAGTTCGAGGCCCATGAGTTCCATTTCAAGGGAATCCTGAAGGGTATTCTTCATATCGAACACGTCGCCAAACACATTGCGTTCAGCAACAGCATTAGAATCACCATACCACTTCGCAGTAGAACCAAGAGTAACCTGATGGGAAGTGGGGATCCCCCAAGACACAGACGCGAACTCGGGTGCCTGAGAAGTGGACTTAATATTGTACGTCATGGTTCCATCAAACAGCATCTTTGCAAACATCCATTCACGCCTGCGCTGAATAGAGTAGAGCATACGCTGAGAACCATAGGCAATCTCAGCCTGACCTTGACGCTTCATCTGCGCGGTACCGGGTTCACGGAGGTTGTTAAGGAACTCTTCGCCGTAGAACTTATCGGTGGCAAAGTAAGCGGCCTTCATGGAGTGCTTCCCAACACCGTCATCTCCGAAGCTAGGCCCACGGGAACCACGGGCAACAAAAGGAATCAACCCAGCAGAACCGTAACGGCTTTCCCATTCAATAGTATCAGAAAGAGCATTGTTTGTAGGGAACTTATTACTCAGCACCATAGAAGGCGGGGTTTGTGCCTTCTTAATCAGCTTATTAAGAGTGCTAAGATGAAGTTCAGGAATTACATTACCTTTTGGCATATCTTTTCTCCTTTAGTATTTACTTGATATAAACACGATTGCTGAACTTCTTAGCACCAAGGGCGGTGAGAGCAGCAGAATCGAGGTTGAACATGGGGGCAGAATACATAATGGCGTTAGCAATGACTGCGGAAACCTGTGCACCCTTTGCATCAGAACCAACACCAGTATCCACCGGGCGATCAGTAATAGCAACAGCAGTTGAAAACTTACCAGAAGTACCAGTCTTCACATAGATGTGTGCACTCTTAGCAACGGTAAAATCAGCACCTACACCAGAAGCATTAGTGAAAGTAATAGTAGCAATGCCGTTAGCAACAGAAATGTCAGTAATTGCGCCACCATCAAGATAATCAGGATCGTCATTAGCAAGAACAATCACATCGCCAACAGAATACTTACCAGATTCAAGTTCGGAAACCTGAACGGTATCAGATTCGGCAACGTGGTCTGCAACAAGCGGGGAAACCGCAACATTGTCAGAATACGTGGTGGGAACATAGGGAACAAACTCACCATTAACGTCTTCAGCAACAACGGTTCCTGCTTCAACCCAACCATACCCCGCTTTCATTTTCAGAGAAGCGAACATAGTAGAATCAGTGGGAAAACCATCAGTATAAAGATGCGGGTAGTCATATTGAACACCACGGTTGATCTGTGGAGTATCACCGTGAGTAACTACATCTGCGCGAGTAATAGCCATAATTTTTCTCCTTATTTGTTATGACCGATAAGACCAAGCATCTCATTGGCGAGAGCTTCAGCAGCATCGTCATTAAATTCATTTTCAGAAACGGGCTTCTTGGAGAAAGAACCAGAACCCTGAATCTTTTCCTCTTCCTTGGTTTCGGCCCAAAATTCGATTTCCTTGTCAACAGCGGCAACAAAGGAATCCTTGTCAAAACCGTCTTCACCAACGAACTTTTCAGCAGAAACAAAAGCCTTGACCTTTTCATGGAGGCGTTCGGGAATTTCAGCTTCCTTCAGCTTTTCTCCCCAAACCTTCTCAGCAAATTCCTTACGGGAATTTTCTTCAAAAATCAGTTTTTCTTTTTCGTACTCTTTCACCTTTGCTTCAAGTTCTTCAACCTTTTCAGCAAATTCCTTTTCCTTTTCGTCGTATTCCTTAATAAGTTCCTTCTTCTCAGATTCAAACTTATTCTGCGCATCTTCAAGAACAAGCTCAGTAAATTTCTTTGCTTCTTCTGGATGCTCCTTGCGGAAAGTGAGATAATCCATAGTTTTCTCCGTATTGTGATTTTGATTTTCATTTTTATTCGGGGATGAAATAAAAATAGAAGCATCTAGCTCCACCATTTCCCCTTTATCCTCTGTAAATACAAGTGAAGAAGTATTTCCATCTGCACCGAACAGGCACACAGAACACTCTATCAGTTCTGTTTCGCGCCAAATATGCCCGGGGCCGACAAATTCATATCCATTGACTTCAGTGGTAGCCCCTTCTTCAATATACTCGATACGAGTAGGATTACCACGAATAGAAGCCTGAAAAGGAACGCCCTTACGAGAGTATTCCTTAAATTGAGTTACGCGTTCGTTATCTACAAAAGTAACTTCGTCTTGTGTAAATACAAGTCCCTCATCTGTAATCTTAGGTGTAGTGGAATAACCAAGAAGATTATCCATATCTCTATCATCATGTGCCCAAAGAATCGGAAACTTCTCTTTATTGAACTTGAAACCATCTAAATCAAATGCAAGGTTTCCCCAAAGCCAATGTTGAGGAATAATCTTACCGCTATACCCTACCATCTTGAAGTTATCTGTCGTGGACTCTTCGCCTTCATTAACAGAGAAAGAGCAGTGTGCATCTTTCTCTGTAATCAGGTTTAGTGCCCCTTTAGGGACTTCCTTAAATTTATCTGGCATATTGTTTTCCTTATTAAATTGGGAATTTTTCACGAATAAATGATATAGCGTATTATATCAAAATATTATGTGTTTGTCAAGTCTTTTTATAACTTTTTTTATTTTTTATCTATTATTTTTTTTCCTTACCTCTAGTGCCTCTTTTATAATCATAAAACTCATCCCACGTCTTAAATTCACCGCACACGGTGCAAGTTCGTCCTTCGTCGTTTACTATACCTTTAATTTTTCCCACGGTTACTGCTCGTTCTCTTGCGTCGTAACTGAGTTCTCGACTTCCTCTTGCTCCTGAACAGATTCTTCGTCTACGCCATATTTGAGTTCGGGGTAGAATGCATCCTCTTCTGCTTTACGAAGTCTAAGTTCCCGGTAAGAACTAAATCCTAACCTACGGGATACTTCTTGTGCCGGGATACCAAGAGATTTAGTAATAGGTCCATGTTTACTGCCAAGATATGCCCTAACAGTTTCTTCTACACCACTATTCTGCGATTGTGGGAAAGCAAAGTCAACAAGACGTTCTGCGTTGAATTTCTTAAACTTAAAAACAGGTTCTTTGGTGTTCTTATTGAAATCAACAGCCTTTTTAATCTTATATTCATATTTAAAAGAACTATCTACCGCCGCAGAAAGAAAAAGAATGTTGCCCCAAAAATCAAATCGAAGGAATCTTTCTAGATTGGCAAGTTCATCTTTAATTCTATCCGTTTGAGTTCCATGTGTTTCAGAAAGAGAACTCTTATTTCTATTACTACGTCCCATAAGAGAATCTTCTGTAGTATTTAGACCAGAAGTAATAAAGTCTAAAATGTCCGTATCGGAGTCAGAGATGCGCGGAAGATTGGGCGTAATCGCTTTCAACTTAAACCCCGGAGGAACAATAAGAGTACCCCCTGCTTCCTTCTTTTGCATAATTCCCGTCTTCTTTCTCTCTTCATCGGACATGGCAACCCACGCCCTAAAAGTCTTCAAGTCTTCGGGTTCAAGTACCCACAGGTATGATCCTGCGCTCTTTTTATGGTTAATTTCGTACGTTTTAAGTTGTTCATAAAGATTAACCCAAGTGAGAACGGTTCGGATATACGACAGATTGCGAGATGTTAACCAACCACGATCCCATTGAATTACAAATCGCCTATACCCACCAACCTTGTTAAATTTTCTATTAGTAGTTTTACTTTCACTAATATATGATTCCTGATAGTGAATATCATTCTCAAGCAGTTTTTTCATTTCAGGATATCGCGCTACATATACACTGGGAATAAGTTCATAATGCTGCTGAGAATCCTCCCCTTGATATACAAACTGATAAGCAAGAGGCATGGCGGGTTTTCGTGGATGAAAAATAATACCACTATTATCATACCCAATAGTATCTAAGGTGGAAGGATCACGAAAATCAATTTCCACAAAACCATCTGAGTGTACAGTCAGGACAAGGAAAAGTTCCCCTTCAATCTGAGAACGTCCTACATATTTAGGAAGCATGGCAGGAAGCCGATTACGATAATCAAAAGAAATTTCTTCAATTTTCTCTTGAATGTCCGGAATCTCTGAGTAAGCTTCAAATCCAAACCCCACCATTCTTCCCACATAATCTCGCACTGCGGAAGATACTTGTGGATTGTTATTAAAAGCAGACCATAACTCTGCCTGAAGTTCACGAATACCATAATTGGAGTAATCAGCGGTTCTAAATGTCCTCAAAGATGATATATCTCCAGAAGGATCATTTGAATTAAATGCCATTGTGAACATTCCCGTCTGCATAAACTCATCGTCCGACATATTACTCAGATAATTAAGTCGGTCTTCATAAGTCATTGTATTTTCGTTTGTCAAGTTATTTCTCCTTTTATAAAAATTATGAGGAAACTGGCGACATTATACCAATTTCCTCACAAAAAGTCAAGTTTTATTTTATTTTTATATATTTTTTCTATTTTTCTATAATTTATTTTTCAATACCATATCACATATGGGTCCACGACTTTTATTTCCTCCTAAAGTAATATGTCCGTAGTTTTCCTCTCCACTAAACAATTTGATAATCCAATTAAGTCCATTATTCTTTGTGTTCAAATTCGGATTATCAACTTGATCGGGATCGCCACACACAACACATTTAACATTATCCCCCATGCGAGTCAACAAGGAACGCATATTGAGTCTAGATATATTCTGTGCTTCATCAATAATAACAAAAACATTGTCGATGTTCATTCCTCTAATATATGTCAAAGGAAGAATCTCTACAAACTCGGGGTTTAGTGTCTGTTCATCTAAAAACACCTTGTTATTACCTTTCCTAAGTTTATGTAACTTGAAAAACATGCTTTTAATATATTTTACATAAGGTTCCAGTTTTTCATTGAGACTGCCTGGAAGGTATCCTATTGAAGGACCAATATCTTCTACTGTCTTAAATATATAAATCTTATCATACATCTTCTTCTCAAGAACATGATGGAGTGCAGAAGCAACTGCACAGTGTGTCTTTCCCATCCCGGCAGAAGCGGACATAGATACCAAATCAATATCCCCATCCAATAGAAGTTCAAATGCTGCGTTCTGCGTATAGTGTTTAGGATTGGTCTTCCATACTTGATGTGTGTATGTGATAGGTTTTATATCATCTCTCTTTTTCATAATAAGAGTTCCAGAATCCCAACAAAACGTATTTGGATACTCAAACTCTTCTACTGAATCAACAAACCCCGTATTAAGTTTGTGTTCTTCGTCAAAAGGAATACTCTCTTTGAAATCCTGAACTTCGATGCCAAGGGAACGTGCCTTGATTGTCATTAATTTATCATTTGTGACAAGAATGGCGTCGGTTCCGTATTTCTCTTTAATACCGATTACCGAATAGAGTATATTATCGTCAGCCTTACCGTAGACATCCGTGTATACGTAAGGGTCGTTTAGTGGACCACCTGTTTCATTATAAATAATGTTAATGTATTCGATATCTCTCTCAATATTCTCCGTTATTTTCTTTATTACCCCTCTATATCCATCTTTTCGTTTAAGAGAATCAAGTTCCGATAATACGGTTTCAGGAATCCAGATATAATTTACATCTCCTCCATCTTTTCCATTTCTAATAATTTCAATAGCATTTGGATTGTCAATAAGAACATTCGTGTCGAGAACAAAATCTTTTTGCATAAAATTTCCTTGTTATTGTGGAGGAATATATGTTCCAAAAAATAAAGAACCGTCTACCGATCTAAAGTCGTCTAGTCCCAAATATCGCATACCGTAAACGGCCATTGCAAGCGCATCCACAGCATCGTCCTGAATAGCTCCTATATGTTTTTTATCTGGACTACCATATGTTACTTTTCTTCCATCATACGTAACAGAGAAGTTTTTGAGCTGCTCCACTAAAATATCGCTTTCTTTTGCGCCAACAATATGAATCCTTGGCATCTTGAATCTACCATAGGCAACAGTGTTATAGAGAATAGAAAACACTTCCTGTTGTTTCTGTTGTGAGAAATGAACAACTTCAGGTTTTTCTACAATCTCTTCACTTGTCAACCACCCAGCCAAATCACTTACACCATAACGGTCAGATGAAAATGATTCGATGCCACTATATTCGTCAGCCCATCCACTAATAATCTTTTGTAAATCATTACTATTACTGCTATTAGAAACATGGATTCCAATTAAAACGTGTACATAGTCAGGCGCATCATAGTCTTCCTTTGATATGTCTATAAACTTCTGCGGATTAGAACGACTTCCCGGTAGTCCTTTTGCAACACATGTTAGGACTGTTTGTGCAGAAGAACGTGTTGCAAGGGGATCACTCCGATCAAGTCCAAGTCCTATTGCCCAATCTGTGTCAAGCAAATCACCAAGTTTTGCCACAGCATCCGCAGGGGCATAATAAGCAACCTCATTCAGGGGGGCAATATACTCATCGATATCTTTTAATGCCTTCTTGTCAAAATATACAATATCTTGATTAAGGCATTTTCCAAATCCTTGATAATCAGCATATGCAATATCCGAAACATGTTTAGTTAATGTTTCATTTTGTTTCATTATCTCTTGTTGATTCAGTAGTTTTCCACTTGCACCTAAATAATGACACGCATCTACCAGTTCTTCCGAGAACAAGCCTTTCTGAGCTGTATCCCACGTGTTTTTGAAGAACATATCAAATTCAACTGGATTGGCTGCGGTGGAAGCTTGGAAGGCATCAAGCTGTTTCTGTGTATTTGCTGGAGACATATACTTGTTCACATCAGCAGTGGGGTTACACTTATAGTAAAAGAACCAACTATCTGTTCCTTTTGCCCCTTTCTGAATAGCCTCATAAAGTTTATAGAGTTTATGATCCCTTGTGGAAACAGTGGAATCAATAACACCCAATGCGTTAGGTGTGTTACGCATGGAGGTATAGATTTCATTAAAGAATGGAGCATCTGGTCTTGCTTGGAAGAACTCCGAAAAAGAGAACCCGGTTGCGTTTGAAAGAACCCCCGTGAAAGTAGAAACGGTTGTGATGAACGAAATCTTCAAACCCCGACTATCATAGATTGCAAGTTCTTTTTTCTGAATATTTTTTTCACCTCCAACAAGAGCGAGTAGAACCGGACTAATTCTAATAATCTTATCCATTTCTTCACGATGAGCAAAGGATGACTGTTCTTTTGAGTTTGCCGCAAGAAATATGCGCTGGTTAGCGAATACGGTAAATTTCCACAAAAGAATAAGAACCGCCATGAAGGACTTTCCTTCACCACGTTCTGTACAAAATACAACCAAGTTATGTTTGAGTCTTCCATCTGTATCAAGTTTCAATGCTTGCCGACAAATATCTTTCTGCCAACACCAAAAATCCCACCATGTTCTTCCTGTCATTGGCTCTGGTTCACGAGACAAATCAGCAAGATAGGTGGGTTTGAGAATAGATGTTCCGGGCAGATATGCTAGAACTCTGACATTCTCTTCTGCCCAAAGGATAAACCCCTCGCCTCCGTTTCTATAAAGCGGAACTCTCTTGGCATATAAATTTTGAAGTTTACGAATACATATTTCTTCACTTATATTCTGTTTTTCATATTGATCAATAATTAAGTCCCTTTGTCTAATATACTCCTCCGAAGATAACTGTTTTACTGTTGTCATACAAATTATCTCCCTACAACTGCCCTATTTTATATTCGTCATAATCATCTGTGTTAAATGCATCCTCCCGCAAATAACGAATTACCTCTCCCCCCGCATCCTCAAAATGTAATTCATCCGGGTATCCCTCTTCATTAAGACTCTCTTCCAGTTTGTCTTTATATATCCCAGCTAACTCACTTAACTCTTCATTACAATAACAAGTCATATACCTTACTCCTTATGATCTCAATGCTTTTTCTAAACTATCCACACCGATATCTATATCCGCAATATGTTGTGCTTTTTCTTTACCGAATACAGATTCGTATATGTTCTTAATACTTGCAAAAACTTCTCGCTGCGCCTTATAAACTGGATGAATTTTAGGTTCTCCTTTTGGTGTATTATACACGGGGGACTCCAACGATATACGAATAATTTCCAATTGCATCCACTGATTCCAGAGAGAGAACAACCCCGTCCCTAAGAAATGTTTTTGGTATTCTTGAACCCGATTATCCTCCAACGAAACGATAATCGCGTTCTTTACTTCATTAAGAAATCTATAACAAAGATCACATTTAATAGATACTCCGGCGTAAGGGCAATCTTCCCACATGGGACAACTATATAAGCACTTGTGAGTGGCCTCCCAAAACATAACTCCATAATCATTGTTTGATAACTCCGTTGTATTTAATTTGGGAATGACTTTATTGTTATTCTTGTCATCATCATTATTCACAGTCATTGCTCTCACCCCCCGTACATATGTCCCCGGCGGCGTCTTCCACATCAAAGATCGACATATCACCAAACAAGAGGAAATTCACTGTGTGATAAATCCAAAAGAACTGTGTATAAATAAAACAATAAATATAGATGGGAAACACAAACGGCCTTTTCCACCAAACACATATAAATCGATCTCCGCTTTCTCCCGTCATCTCAACCATCTCTTTTATATTTTTTAGTTTTTTTAGTTTTTTTAATTTTTTCATTAAATAAATCCACCTTTCTTATATTTTCGTATCAAATAAAATATGTCTTTTCCATAGACCGCTTCTATGACCAGATTTCTAAATATTTTTGCTTCTTTTTTTGTCTTGAAATATCTTCTTACCCTTGATTCCGGAAGATTAGCGAACATTTCAACGCACCATTGCCGTGAACTTTTTTCATAGTGGATATAAGAATGATTTTTAAGCCAATTATTTGCGCTCCAATCTATAAAATCAAACTTGAACTTATCCATTGGTTTCAGGTTACTAGCTCTCAAGTCATATATATTTTTGTTATTATAGAACACAATATGTTTATTGGCAAGGCCTAACACATGATTTGCTATCTTTTTCTTCTTTCCCCTTTTTAGAATCATCCACGGCACACCGTGTTCAAGAAAGAGTATCTTGGATCGCCTAACCTCGTGGTAGAATGGGTAGTCTAATATCAAAGAAACAAAATCATTTATTTGTGGTCTGTATACAACAACTTCCCCAAAGTTCAGATTCCATTTTTTATTTTTATAAATGAATACTCTATGTCTACCCAATCCTTCTGTTATCGTGTGCCCATATTTTACAACTTCTCTGTGATGTCTTGGACAAAGAACTCGATAGTTTGTTTTGGTAACTTGGGGGCAGCCTGGGATTATGCAACGGTTCTTTTTTTCTTTTTCTTTTTTTGGTTGAAAAGATCGAAAGTAATTTGCTTCTTGTTTTCTGGTTGCAAATATAATTCCTGCTTCAGACAGTTTTCGGTGATATTCACAGAACCCACTCTCATTGGCCTCTTTATCACAATAATCAATAGAACACACAGAAGGGGAATAGACGGGGGCAGACAATTTTTCAAACTCGCCCTCGTCGTCCCACTCCTCTTCTTCATCAAAATCAAAAAGATATTTTGAATCGAAATATTCATCATCGTTGATAAAATAATCACCGACGATATCTTCTACAAATTCACCGAGGGATTGGGCCATTTCAAATCAGAATCCTCCATTCATATTTCTTGGTTTCAGCATCATAAGTTTCTTCTGCAATCTTATCTCTTTTGAGCAACATGATTCGCATTCCTCGGTCCACATACACACTTCTAAGTTCTGGCGCATCAAGAGGTTCCACTTTTGCTACCAACGCATCAATCATTTGCTCAAAGGCTTCCTGCCGCTGATAGGTAAATCTGTGTTCTACAGTGTCCTCTTTCATTCGTGCACCCCATTCTCATTAATTGCATCAAACACTTCAAGTATATAAACAAAGTGGGATGCTTTTACCGGAAAGTTATGAGAGTTATAGAACATGTCGCTTCCTAAATCATACCACGCAATAATCGGGGATTTAGACAGTTCACCTTTGCAAAGAAGTGCGTGGTCCATCTTTGGAATCTCGCTTCCAACTCTTCGCCATTTCACATCCATTTTCAAATCTCCTAAATAACAAATGAAATAATGTTAAAAAACACTCCCCACTATCATGTTCTATTTTTGATCTTCTTTTAACGTAATATTGAAGTCGCAACTAAGAGCTGCAATTAAATCTTCCGTGGGTGTTTTAAGGTGCCATGTTTCTCTTTCAAAACAACCAAATACCAAAACATCCATTCTCTCCTTCCGTTGAAACCTAGTAAATTACCTCAACCTAAGAAAGAGCCTAACACACTACTACGTTTTTGTCAAGCGATTCCATAAAACAAAAAGATTTGAATTTCACTATCTCTATTATGTAACACGTTTTTATAAAAAAGTAGCACTCATTGCACACGAATTGAACTATTGCAAAAAATGCAACAACTCAACAATTTCACAAAACCGTTGGTATCACTCACTTTTAATTTTTACTCTCCCTAGGGGATTTCGGAATTTGCGTAACACGTTCCTGTAACACGATTGGTTTTTTGTGGTGTTATTTAAAAAAGTCTAATTATTTAATTAACATCCCCCTGCTGTTTTAACTTTTTTAATTAACCTGAAATAAGCTCCTTTGTTGTTTCACCTTGTTCTAATAATATAAAATACCATGAAATAGATCTAAACCACCTTGTCCAGATAAGTTGAAATCATAAGGCATATTGTGGGAAATGTCAAGAAGAACATAACCACCCCATTCCTAATATTTCAAAAATTTGCTGGAGAAATGTGGTGGTGTCCCTATTGCTGTAAAACACACCGGGGGGGTCTAAATCCAATGG